TAATAGACCTTGCAACACCTTCCGTTAACCTCACCCAGCGTACCTTATTTTTAAGAGTTAAGTGTCGGGCAACCATTTCTCTCAGTTTCTATAAATATTATACAATATTTTTTATTAGAAATCAAATTTCCTTTTTGGCTTCTTCTTTTCTGGAATCGGGTATTCATCAACCTCAATTCCATGCTTCTTAAACCAATCAAACAACGCCCATCTTTCAGAGCAAGGATTGGTTGGTGCTTCATGCACCAGCAGGACAATCTCTGGTTCATCACCATTGGCCACGACTCTCTGCGCTATACTTTCGAAGCGCCGCATGATGTCATCAAAATCGAGAGCATCTAATTGCTCTCTATAATGCTGCATAAAGTGACATTTAGAGTTGTCATGATCGCAATTCCCGCAGTAACCCTCGCTCTCTTGATGGTCTTTAGGCACGAAAGGCTCAGCCCGCAAGCCATTGAGGACTCCGCGTTTATCTAAATAAACATCACCTTGATATTTGTCATAGAACCACTTTGGATCCCACATCGCAGTAGAAAGAGCAACTGTATTTGGTTTCATAAATCGAACTGCATAGAAATAAGAGATATAGAACTTCACAGGTCATCTCCTGCAATCTCAGAAACCAAATCTACCCAAAGTTCATAAGGAATAATAGGCACTACGCCGTCATTCTTAGCATCTTCGATAATCTCCTCGATTTCAAAGACGCCACCGCAGCAACCACAAATAATTTCATCCTTATAAGCGATTCCCGCGGTATAATGACCGTTATCTGGATCCCAAAACTTAACCTGCGTAGGAGATTCAAAAAACATATTCATAACTTCCTTTCCTTAACTTTCTATAAATATTATAACATAATATTTATAGTTTTTCAAATAAGGTTTGAAGCTGGCAGGGGTGAGAGGACTCGAACCTCTAGTCCCGGTTTTGGAGACCGGTGGTTTAACCATTAACCGACACCCCTATATAACCCTTGGTTCATCTCCAAGGGGCGCTCAATCTTAAATGCCGGAGCTGTACAAACGGCGAGCAGCCTCTCTTCATTCCCCGTAAAGAAAGTCTGTAAAGATAGCTTAGTCAACTTTCGCTATCGGCGCCATGCCTCACCTTTATGCCTAGGTCATAAAAGGATTGCGCTATTGTTGATTGGCATTATGGAGCAAGATACCGGGTTCGAACCGGCCCTTTCAGTTTGTGGTGTCTCATATAAGATTTGAACTTATATCTTTGACCACATTTCATCAGAATATTTCTTAATATCAGATTTGCGATAAGGTAAATCGTAGGCTTTGCACCATTTTTTAATGGTGTTATCAGAAACAGAAAAATTTTTTCCTATACTCACAAAAGTTTCTGCCCTAATCATATCTTTTAAGACTTCTCTACTCGGTCTTTCACACTTTTGTTGTCTAATATGGTCACAGACAGAACATCTAATCGCTCCCTTGGAAATTTCTTTTCCGCAATCAACGCAATAATAATGCTATTTTGTTACATCCTTTACCTTGCGTAATGGATACTATTCACCTTCAATAGTATGATAATCACCACGATTGAGATAATAAACCATACTTAAGTCTAAACCATATTTCTCACTAATTTGTGAAAAAGATAGCTCAGATTTTTTAATATCTTGAATAATGCTATTCAAGATTTCTGGTGTATATCTCTTAAAAACTTGGTTCTATGAACTACCGCCAGATGTAATATTATACCCATTGGGAGTAATTGAATTATACTTTTGAATATAGAATTTTTCTCTTGTATCTAAAAGATACTCTGGGCATTCTTCAATAATGGAAAAAGCAAAATTATCTTTTCCTTCTCGTTGAATTGCCTATCCAATTAGCGAATTACTACGACAATGTTCTGTAAAACGCTTTTCGATATGGAGGCTCTAACCCACATATACTTTACCATCAGTCAGATTTTCAATTTTATAAATACCAATAGACAAGTCTTTCATCTCCTCTACTATATTTACAATTTTGAACCGACTCTTTAATGAAATGCACCCAAAATTTTTCTTAAACTAATGAAACGAAGACTGACGTGCTAGCCGCTAACACTAATCCTGCATAATGGTGCGCCAGGCGGGACTTGAACCCACGACTCTCTGCTTAAAAGGCAGATACTCTACCGACTAAGTTACTGGCGCAAACCTCAACCTTGTATATTTATTATACAATAATTTTTAATTTATTGCAAATAAATCTTTTTTTTCTCTGAAAGAGGTTCTTCCCTTACTTTCTATATATATTATATAATATTTTTTATTATATATCAAGAGAAGAAATAATCCCGTTCGTCAGCATCCATACTCCGCTGCTTGCGGAGTTCGCTAATGCGGTAATTGAGACTGGGAGAGTAGTTTCCATGCAGATTCCTGCGCTTGCCTTTATTGCGTGTCTTAGCCGAACACATAGAGCAACTACAATGAATTTTATTTTTACTATACTGATGAAGATTGTTATAATATGGATGCGTATCTCCATCATAGTAAACTTCTCTAGCAATACGACGCTTACGAAGAGCTTTTCGTATACTTACATCTCGATTATAGGCCTGTGAACGCGGTTTCCGCATACTATATATCACCTCTCCAAGTATTTGGTAATAATAATGAAAGAGAGGGGTAATTACTTTAATTACCCCGCCCAAAATTTTTGCTTAGATACCCAATCGAGCACACAGGTCTGCAACCTTTGCCTTATCCTCTGCGCTCAACTCTGTTGGAGTAGCAGGTTTGCTCTCCCATGCTGCTGCATTTCCATCTGTTGCTGGGGTAGTAACAGGAACCGCAGATGCGCTCACTGGAGTCTTGGGCATTGTAAGTGCAATAGAAAGCTGAACAACTTCGCCATTCGGACCATCTTTCACATTTACATAGAGCTTCTTGTCAATTAGACCAACAAAATCTTCACCAAAAGCTGCCTGAATAGTGGCGATAGCAGACTGCTTCGCCAAATCTCCTCGTCTTTGTGCCATATTAAATCTCCTCTTCCTCTTCCGCGGGCAGTAGCTCTTCGGTCATTGCACGATGGCAACATCCGCAGAATGGCTCTGTCCCTTCAAAATAAATTTCATCTTCATCATATATTCTACGATAACAACTATGACAAGTCAAGAAAAAGTCAACATCCGCGTCTTTCTCTGCAATACACTTGTCACATAAAAATTTATCGTCTCGATTCAAATACTCCTCGCCGCAAACTGGACAGATTACTTTTGCACCAACTTTAATGCCGAATATCTCTTTGAATAGTTCTTCTTCCTTTTGTTTATTATCAGACGAATAAATCTCATTAAGGTAATTATCTATCATAGAAAAGTTTACCGCAACAACAGGACTATATGTACTCGAAGAAACTAAGTCACAATATCCAAGATAATCGCTTGTATCGACAATATCTCGCATATCATAAGTTCGTCCACCCGCGTTAATCTGATTATAGGTCATCATCCTATTTCCAAATCTTCCGATAGCTACTTTAAATCCATAGTCCGCAGGCGGTGCAAAATCTATTCGTGGAAATAGATTACTAACCATCCTATGAGTAGCTTCCAATAAGTCTGGAGAATCGTAGGGATACTGCCTATTATAGTAGATGCAAGTATATTGGTTTGTATGAATTAACATTCTCCATTTCTTATCAAACCATTCACTATCTTGCGGCAAACAGTTAAAATGCTTCTTTTCATTGGCAAGGTAGGCAACAATAGTAGTACCATCTACCATATAGCTTAAATCTCCAGAACGATAATCTCCATCAAGAGACTGACAAGAATACCAGTTAGAGTCGTTCTCCGACAATGTAAGAAAATCTCTCGGATCAACAGAGAGATAGAGGTATCCTTCAATCTTATTTTCTTGGATATATCGTGATGCTGTATCCTGCGCCCATCTCGTTACCTCTTGATTGGGAAGAAACTTCTTGAAAGACTTAAGTATCTTCGCTCCTTGCGGGATATGGTATGTTGGATATGGTAAAACAACTTTATTCTCGAAAAATCCATCGGTGTTTACGCGAAGGAAAGTCTCAAAATCCTCGCTTAACACACCGTTATCATCAAGAGTAGAAATGAACTCATTGAACCTGCGGGATCGCTGCTCAGAGGAGAGAGTAATCTTAATAGGTTCCGCGCTTCTGATATATGTCCTGCCCTTAAACAACTTGATGAATGGAGCTTTTGCCTTTTCCCATTGCTCCATCATTTTTGTAGCATCTACATCGAATGGGAAGTCTTGAGAATGGACAAGAATTGCTTCGACTTCCTCTTTAATTTGATTATAAGCTCCAGTCAATCGGTGTCCCTCCCATGTCCGTTAGCAACTTATTAGCTGTTGAAAATGGTTTGCTGCCTCGGAAAGCAGGCGTCCCACGACATGGTCTTGTTGCACTAAAAGGACTTGGGTGGGAGGAAAGCACATAGGCTTTCTTAATTAAATTTTCTTTTACAATATGTCCGCCATCTTCATATACTGCCGCACAAGAAATCAAATCTTTCAATAAATCCTGTGCATTAGAACCCCACAGTAAGAATACGACGGGCTGTGGAAGTTTAGTGGCTGTCTGCAAGACAGATTTAGTGAATCTATCCCATCCCCATCGCACACAGCTATTAGCTTGATGCTCATAAACTGTAAGTGAGGTATTGAGAAGTAAAACTCCATTTTCTGCCCACTTAGTCAAGTCACCGCTTTCTGGTCGCTTAATACCAACATCTTCTTCCAATTCTTTAAAGATATTTACCAGTGAAGGTTGGAGAGGATTACCTGGAGCAATCGAGAAAGCTAATCCATTAGCCTGACCAGGGGTATGGTATGGATCTTGTCCTACGAGGCAAACCCGCACATCTTCAGGTTTTGTCAACTGTAATGCTCTAAAGATTTGTTCCTGCGGAGGATACAAAATCTTGCCATTATCTCGCTCTTCTTGCGCATGAGCTTCAAGCTCAGTTGCCAAGTATAGAGCATCCTAAGGGAGAATCTCAGACCACTTAGACATTAGAAACACTCCTTTTCTTTTATCTTATAATAATATTATATTATAATTAAAAAAGAAAATCAATTAGATTTTTCAATTAGTTTAAGAGAGTCTTCAATTACTGTAAAATAATTAGAGCATAGATGACAGGCTCTACCGGGTTCTTTACAGCGCTGCCCGCAATTAAGTCTATGAGTTGCGAAATCTTCTTTGAATAGAAGATTGTTAATATCATAAGGCAAGTTGACCATTAAATCTTTTAAGCTATAATTAAATGTACCTCTGTTGTAAATAGAAAAAAGTACATCTTCTTTATCTTTGTCAGGCTCATTAAAATCAATTACATCTATCGAGGTATACAGTTTAAGGTCTTCCGGGCGAATAAAGAAGTCATTAGCATCTCCTCTTGTTAGACTGCTATTTGGAGACAGAGTGGGAGATACGCGGATTTTAGTTTCTTTCTTACCTGCGGCAATTTTATCCATCTGAAAACCGAGCGGACCGTCGATATAAATATCAGACACGCCTAGGTCTTGAAGTTCTGCAAATGTCTCCCAATCTGTTGCGGGGAAAGTTAAATAGGCATGATAGCCTTTAGTAAGCAACATCCGCAGTTGATCTATCCGGCCGCAACTAATAGTATAGTTATCTGTAACAGTTTTGATTAGATCAATCTGCTCTCGTTCTTTTGCGGAGAAAGAACTATTCTTCATTGTGATGTTATATCGTTTATTAGGATTGTCTTTAATAAAGGTAAAGATAGTTCCTAACTGATTGATTGGGCATCTAATTTCTTGAGCCTCTTGTTTATATTGTGAATGGTAATTAACACTAAAAATCATGTTTAAGCCTCCATTTCTTCTATATTTATAGTAGCATAATAATCTTTAATTGTCAAGCTATGAAATTGCCAATTAGATTGACAGTTTCATTTAATTTTGTTATAATAAATATAGAAACTAAAAGAAAGGATTGCAAATTATGTTTCCTATTATTCTTTTTATGATTATTTACATTATTTGCTCGATTGTAACCTTCCCTTGCGGGCCTTGTTTCTTCTTCTTTTGCTTAAAAAGAAAGCTCGGTCGAATGACCGAGCTTTCTAATATGAGTTATTCGATTAACCCAGCTTACGATAGCCAGAGAGCTTCTTCGCCTTACCAGCAACCTCAACGGACACGCTGTCCTTTTCAGCCAGATCGGCCTTTACACACTGGGTCAGACGAGCAGTCACCATCTGAGCAGACACATCTTCGTCGCCGATAGCCTTGACAATCTCAGGGATAGTCATGAAGTCCTCAGTGGACATAACCTCAAGGATACGAGCACGGAGAGCATCGCCCTCATCACGCTTAGCCTGAGCGCGCTTAGCAGCAGCCGCAGCCTTATTGTCCAGAAGCTCGATCTCATGAGCAATAAACTCACGCAGAGCGTCGCAGGTCATATCCTCGTTCTCGAAAGTAACGCCCTCGGACTCAACATGGTCCACCATGGTCATCAGGGTGTTGTAGCATTCGCGCTTGGTAATCTTCTTAGTGTTAGTCATAATAGGGTTCTCCTTTTCATCATTTTATGTATTTATTATACGAAAAAATTTCTCAAAAGTCAAGAGTTCGTCAAACATTTTCTTGCAGAATAGAATGTATCCTTGTTTTTCCTTTCCCTTAACTTCTATATATATTATAGAATATTTTTGAGATTTTTTCAAGTTTTCTCTTGCGGGTTAAATGCTATTTTATCTAGCCATGATGCCAGAAATAGCAAGAAGGGCATAACTAATAGTAAGGATAGCATCGAGCCACTTAATGACTCCAGGCCTATTGATATTCATACCAAAGATAGCGCCCAACAAATGGCGCAAAAGATACAGCTGCCGATAGAAAAATCACTCATTGATGTTAATCCACTCCTTATTTTTTGCTTTCTTGTCGAGGATCGCAGCTAGTTCAGCGGGCTTTTTCATATGGCGATCGTCGCCATTTCTGAACTCGTCCCATCCAAGAATGAGATATTTGAGATGCTTAGGAGCATCTTCGGGGAAAGTATCCGTGCTTACGATGTGCCAGCCAATGCCGACAGCATAACGAGCGCAGGAGTGCTTTAGCCACTCTTCATCAGTAGATCGAGCACCACGAATAACGAGAATAGGACCTTTATCGAAACCACGAGCGTGCTTCAGACCATCCCAACCTCTGTCCTCGCCCTCTTCGAATTTCTTGCCGTAGTTCTTGGCAAACTCTGCATCAGTATACCAGCGCACGGAGCGAGTGTTACCTGTTTTCTCATTCTTGACATCAATATATCGCTTGCCATTTTTGATATAGACCTCACTGACAAATTTCATGGTCTGGAAACTTGGAGCAACCATAATCAATTCCCCTTTCTTATCTTTTCTATAAATATTATAATATATTTTTATTATAATATCAATCAAGCAGATAAGTACTAGTATCAAGCTTTAAGTCGTCCAAAGTCAAGTTATCTAAATGCGTATAGGGGATACGAATTAACGGAATATTATTTTCTTTGCACCAGGCATTCTTAATCCTATCTCTATCTTGCTACTCAGATACATAATTCTCTGTATTCCACCAACGGTTATTTGCATTAAAATGCTATTCTCCATCAAATTCAATCAAATATTTATCTTCTACAAAGAAATCAAAGCGAGCCTTTGACTTACCCTCTTTGTCAAAATTAAACATATATTTCTCTCTAACATAGGGAATATTTGCTTCGTCTAAGAGTTGAGAAATTTTCAACTCACCATGAGACATTTTTAAGCATCCACAAGATAAGGTATTTCCTCTAGTGACGGAAGCTCCTTCTATTTCTTTCTACTGCCCGCAATCGCACTAAAACATCCACTGCATTGAACGTCTATTATTAGGTTTAGTAGGATATAGAGCAACTAATTTGCCAAAGCGTTGACCTGTTATGTCTTTGTAGTTATGGCGTTCAGGGTTTTTACAACCACAATGTGTCTTTTTGCCGTTTTCTAAGTCGCTACGAAGAGCTACTACCTCATTTCCACAAATACATTTGCATAAATAAGCTGCATTAGTTCCTCTATCGTTTACTCTTTTAATAGGAATTAAGTCGCCAAAGGCGATATTAAGGAACTATTCATCTTTCTTTTTCGCATTATTTCGGTTGGCTTCTTTTCTACCACAGCCACAAGAGTTAGAGGCTCCACTCCGCAGAGATTCTCCAACTATCAGAACCACATTTCCGCAATCACACTAGCATTTCCATCGTACTCTTTTCTTTCCTGATGGATTGATCTAGTCTTCTCCTCGTTCTAATACGGTTAATTTACCAAATCTTTGTCCTGTTAGATCAATTAATCTACCCATTAAAACCCCTTCTTTCTATTATATATAACTTTTTATTTTAGGTACTTAAATAAGTATGCCCAAAATTTACACTATGCTCTATGTTTGTTTTGGGTATAAAAAGAAGGGGCGCTAGCCCCTTCTTACCAAGAAATCTTAACGAGAATGCTCTCATACTGCGGGAATACATCGCGTAGGTACTGCCGCACGCACAGTTCGTCACTTTCACAGAACTTATCCCAACGAGTATCCTTGTAAGCATACTCCTTAAAGCAGTCGTTCATGAAATCTTCGGGGAACAGCAGAGTAGGAATCTCTACGTCTAAGCCATACTGCAATTTGATTGCTTCTTCAAGTTCATAAGAACTAACTGTAGGCATCATTTTTACTTCCATTTACTATCTCCCTCACTTTCTATATATATTATAATATATTTTTTATAAAAATACAAAGAGATTGATAGAGGCAGTCTACCAATCTCTTATACGCATTTATTCTTCTTCAGGCTCGACATAATATGAGAGCCAGCTTTCTAATTCTTCTTGATAACGGTCGTCAACAGCTTCATCATCATAGTCAAAACCAGAATCAATGAGGTCTTCACGACAATCATCCCAACTCATAACACCATGACAGCCTTCATAAGACTGATACTCTTCTACCGCAAGAGCGTAAGCATCTTCAAGTGCTTCATCCATAGAACAATAGTCTTCGGTTTTCTGGTAATTAGCTCCGCCGAAGCCTCCACTTAGTCCTGCATAAATCTTATATTTCATGCTTTAATCTCGCCTCCAAATAGGCTTTGGACTCGTCATAAACATATTTATAACAAGCCAAAGGAGTTACATCGCCAACTGCGAAGCCTGCATAGGGCCGTCCCGCATACATCAGGTCATAACTTAAAAAGTAACTGCCATTTTCATACTCAGGTGGATCACATTGAGGATTATAGGGGCGCTCGTACTCCTCTTTAATCTCGCCATGTTCAAGCAACCAAGCTTTATAGTCTTCAAGCTTCATTATCATTAACCTCCTCAATTTTATAGTTGTATTCAGTTTCTTCGAGCAGTTTTCCAAATTCGTAGCCCGAAGGTTTGCGGCCGCGCTCTGCGATGGCTCTTGTTTGGACGAACATTAAAGCCAGCTGAAATGCCCGGTCCGCAATTTCATACTCTTTTGTTTCAGAGTCAATGGGAAAGCGGTCCTCGAAGGTTTTGGAATGGAGAGATACGGAAATGACGGCAGTTTTCATAGAATAATACCAATCCTTTCTTACCAGTTATCGTTGGCTCGACTTGCTTCCTGATTCATATTCTTTAATTCTTGACCTTCGTTATCACAAGGGATTTCATTGACAAATTTTCCTCCATCAATATAGTTACGAATGATATCGCGAGGAAGTGTGATAACATTTTGATCATCATGGATAAATTCAAGATTCTTGATACTCTTGAGCATTTCTCTATAAGTAGACTCTAAGATCGCGGCAGCTTCTCCAAAATTATCAGCGAAACTCAGACCAGAGGTAATGAAAAAGCGATCACGATTATCTTGATCGGTATCATATAGAACAACTTCATAAGCGAATACTGTTTTCATAGTTCTATCTCCTTAAGTGTGTAGATTACATAGTTGACGCATCAAATCTTCATAAGCAGCTTCTGCGGCTTTTGCATCTTTATATTCTAAAGTTATAGCTGGTGCTATCTTACTTGCTATGATAATAAAACGAGAACCATATAATTTAGATATCTTGATAATATCATCCTTGGCAAGAATATATCGACGGTCATTATCTGAAACATATATATGACTATTCTCCATAACTTCTCCTTTTTCATCTTTTTATATATTTATTATACTATAAATATATAAAAAAATAAAGCCTCTCGAAAGAGAGGCTTTAAAAATCTTAAGGCAAAGGGATAAACTCAAGGTTGTCGTATACATTTGGGTAATAAATACCTATCCAAAAGTTACGCTGAATTTCCTTGCAATATGCTAAATCTTCGTTCCACTCACGGATTTCATCCATGAGTTCTTTTTTACCAATGTCGTTATCATTATCATAGAGATTATTCTCTAATTGATAGGTTAATGACTCATAGTGGGTTTCCCATTTAGCGACAGAGGCATCCGCGCCAATGTAGACAGATGCTAATTCGATAGTGCTTATGAGTAATGCTATAAGGGTAAGGACAACCGCGATAGTCGCGAGAAGATGCCAATCGCTCATTTCATCTGTGCGTATAATGGCTAATACACTTATTGTGAATAGAGCGATAAAAATAAAGAATAGCATATTTTTCTCCTTACTTATCCTGCGGAGTGAACATGGTAGTGAAAGGGTTGGAACCGCCCATCATCATGGACATCATCATCATCTTGCTGAAGTCGTTGTCAGAATCATCACCCATGACAGAGGACATCATCATAAGCGGCATCAGGTTGCCAAAGGGATTCTCCGCAGAAGGCTGTGCAGCGTTGAAGTTCATGAGGGAAACGATCTTGGTTACGAAATCGAAGCCGAACATATTGGTCACAGGCACAACAACCTTAGCCTCAGAGTTCAGAATGTCGATGCAGTGGATACCATCTTCCTCAACAGACTGGACATACATAGGCTTGCCACGATGCAGCACCATATCGCCAGCCCGCAGGTCTTTGATAGCCACCGGCATTTTATAAATCATCTTCTGAAAATCAAAAGTAAAGCCGGTAACATCAACCGTTGCACCGGTGGCTGCGTTGTAAGTGAGATATTCGCCTTTAGAACTGCGGACAGCGATGCCATAAGGACTCAAAGCTACAACGCCAGGCTCAGTGAACGGGCCAAAATCGAAATTCATGGTAGGCATTTTCATAGTATCATTCTCCTTAATATTAGTTTTAGTTTCAACCGCCTTGGTAGTAGAAACATAATTATCGTAAAAGAACTGACCAAAGCCATCATCTAGAAATGAGGTATGGAAAAGAGTTGTAGAATCATTTCTTACGAAGATATCGCCGCGATCAACTAAGATAAAAATGCTTTGAAAGCTATTCTTAATTTTCCGATAGGTGTCATAAGGGATTGGGTTTTTATATTGTTTATTACTAATGGCATCTCCAAATTGTTTTAAGATGTGATTGATTTCATTTTGATTATAACAAAAATTTTCAGTCAAATGTATCACTTCCTTTTGTTTAGTCGCTCATCCAATCAAGGATGATAGGGAGTTCGACCTCGGGCGTCCGCAAGAACCCAATGTTATCTTCATGTAGATCCCAAATATGCCAATCGTCACAGAAGATAGCGAACTTTTCGAAGAATTCCTTGCTATAATTCTCGACGATAGACTTTAGCCAAGTGAGATTACGCGTAGGAATACGCCGCACAACAGTCATGGAGATACCCGGAATAACCTCGCCTTGTTCGTCCCAGCCAATATTCTCATAAGCAACATGAGAAGCAGGGACAACAATAGGTTGAATCTCCAGATAGTTTAACTCGAAGGCTTCAATATCGGGATTCTGGCGCCATGTATGATAGTGGGAATCATAGGTATATCGAGAAGAATTTGTATCATCGAGTTGAGTGACAGGCAGATTGACAGGGAGCTGATGAAAAAAGGTAGGCACGAACAGCTCAAGAATGTTAGCTTCCTTCGCCGCAGCGAGAAGAGCCTGCTCTCTCTTAGTTTTGTTGTCAGTTGAGCAGAACTTTACCACGATAGAGTCAGAAGCGTGATAAGCTTCCTTGAAAGCTCCGCAAGAAAAACAGTTAAACACTTCACCGGGAGCGCAATGCATTTCGAGGCAGTTGCCGATACCATCTACCGTATCCCGCAACTGGATAGCTTCTTTCTCTTGCTGATCTGCGGGAACGCAGTTATTGAGCACCTGCAGGAAAGACTTCTCGATCTCTCGTAAGAAGGTTTGAATCTCTGGCGAGTAAGTCTCAATGCCGCGAAGTTCAAGTGTATTTACCATTCCTTTTCTCCTCTCCTTTCTTATATAAATATAATAACATATAATTATAATAATTTCTAATAGGGCGGTAAGGTTGGTATTGTTACGAAAGATACGAGGATAAGACGAAAGAGTATGCGGGTTGGCAAAAAATTTGGGGATAAAATTGCCAGGCCGCAGGCAAAGAAAAGATTCGGATAGACAGCCAAAATTTTAACACCGATCTATTAGACGGCCAAAAATTTAACACAATTTTTTAACATTTTGTCTGACGCCGATCGAGGGTCGGCCAAATTTTTAACACGTTTTTTTAACATTTGGTTGGAAGTTGTTAATTGTTTAACAGAAAAATTTATGTTATAATAGAGGAGGTGAGAAAAAGTGGAGATTCAAAAAAATTCTCGGCAAATGCCGAAGCGAGAGGAATACACAGCAAATAAAGCATATAGTGATATTGTCTATGGATGGCTCTAGGTCCATTCGGAATGGGATAGAGAGCGGGGTATTCGTTGGGTAGATAAAAAGACGGTAAATTATTCAGCTATGGCAGATTAGTTAGGCTTGACTCGACAGACCGTATCAACTAAATTTAAGAGACTGCTAGACAAGGATGATAAAGGTAAGGCTGGGCTGGGGCTAGTTACTTTTAATACTGAAATGAATAGATATGAGCTGGTATAGTTATCTGCGGATATGGCAACATTGATTGAGAATGGCACTTTGCGCATGATGATTTCTGCCTTGAATGAAAATACTATCAATATCTATATTTATTTATTGAATAGGTTTTTAGCTAATGATGAACAATCTTTTGAGTTTACTCTAGATCAATGCAAAGCATTTATTGGCAAAGGTGTTGGCAGCCATAGCAATAACTATATTGTGACAGACATTCTATGTATTCTTTCTAAACTGGACTTACTCAAATATGAGTTGATTTCAAAGAGTGATGCGCATGGAGTCAAGACAGTGTATAGAGTAATCACAGTTAATAATAAGATTGAGTGTTAAAATTTTGGCGCATAGTTGTTAAATTTATAGTACCCGTATAAATAGAACGAGATTAAAATCTCTCCGAGCTTCGCTCTCCGAGATTTTAATCTCTTTCGGCCGCGCAAATAAGAAGGAGAAAGATTATGGAATCTAAAAGAACATTACATAGTGGTAATTTAGTAAGATGTATCTGCGCAGGAGATAGAAAGCTTTTTATGGAGAAATATTATGATCCAGAGAAGTATATGGAATTAGGAACTTGTTTTGTTAGAGAAGACGGGAGAGTTTTTATTCTCTTAAGGGATGGAGTTCATAAGATAGATGGTGGATGGGAGGAAGAAAAATGAATTAGAAAACTCAGTAGGAAGGTTAGGAGATTTTCGATCTAAAACCTCTTACAAAAGAAGAGATAGCTTGGTTAGAGGAACATTTTATAGACTTTGCTAGGGAGCAGTATCTAGTAAGATGGGATGATATGAGAGAGACTTTTAAAATTGCACAGCGTTAGAAGGAACTATAGAGATAGAATTAAAAAGAGACGTGGGGAAAAATAGGACGGGAATAGTAAAGTTGATTAAAATGGCTAAAATAGGAAGGTGGCGTGCCGATCGGGTCTAGGTAACCCTTCCTTAATTCCCCGTTACCGAGATCGCTACCCTGGCTCCCGCAATTTATATATATAAAAAAAGAGAGGGGTAATACCCTCTCTTTTTTATAGACCGATCTCCCGCAGGAAATCAGCAATCTTCTCATTGTCACTCTTATCTTTGCTCTTGTTTGTCTTAGGAACGGTATCAAAGAGCTTATCAACCTTGTCCAGGAGAGCTTGGAGAAGCTCATCTGGCTCCTTGCCGACCATAGTCGCGGTAGTCTCCGCGTTCAGCTTAATGATCTGGAAATAATCCTTGATATTTTCAGCAGTCCAATCGGGATACTTTTCTGCCATAGTAAGAGTATACAGGGCAGCTGCGTCAGTGCAATCAAGGTGGCCCTTAGAAACAGCGGTCTCAAACCGATCCTTCATATGCTCAATCAGTTCAGTACGAGCGTCCGTGATTGCCTTCTTCTTTTGATCCTCCTGCTGGACCGCGTTAAGAGTCTTAGAGAACATCTTTGCGATGTCATCAATAGTCAGTCCATTCTTCTGGGCATCTCGAATCATAGCTTCAAAATCCATGTTTTATCACCATAGTTTTTCTTGTAGAAAAACCAATTCCTTTCTTAATTTCTATATATATTATATAATATTTTTTAATATATGCCAACCCGATCGGAAATTAGTCCAAAAATTTTCTCTCCGGTATAGATTTTTGCTAGGTAATAGCATTTATGTAGTTGGCTACAGAGAATTTGAAGTAGGAAATATGATTACTTGATGGATTTAAAGTGCGTTTTCTTAATTTTTAAATCAAAAAGCTTAGATTTTTGCGCTATTTTGTCTCGTTTTTAGTAATTTTAAGCTAGAACCGAGGCGTTTTTATATCTTTTTTTAATATAATAACATATTTTATTATAAAAATCAAGAGAAAATAGACTGAAAAAGGAGTCTTTTAATTGCGGGCCCGATCGGATTAACTGGATCTCCGCTCTTATTATCTTTCCTCTTGTTTTGATATGAAACTGGGCCCGATCGGCAACGCAGGAGGTTCGCTATGAGCGACTAAAAATTTGTTAGCTACATGGAAGTGGAGTGGGCTATATGCCAAATGGAAATGGAAAAATGATTGGATGGAGGAAACAAAATAAATTTGGCTTAGAATGCCAAACTTTCGGGAAAACCGATCAGCATATGGAGGGGTGCTAGATTGAACAAAAATTTTGCATATGCTTCCGATCGGTAAAACTCGGGCCGAGTCGCCCGCGACCGGCCCGCCATTATACCACATTTCCGTCCGGTTGTCAATAGGCAATTTATACAAAAATCTCATTTGATTTTTGGTGAAAATGTCTTTGGTAAAAATGCACAAAAAATCCGGCTCAATCGAGCCGGATTTCGTAGGTTTTGCGTATCGTCACTTTGACGGTTTTGGGTTTCTTTTTGCAATAAAATCTGTCATTTCTGACAAACTCGCCTATGCCCTCGTCCTGCCATCTTTGGCGGGTCTTGTCCTCATATCTCAAAGTGTTATACTTGGAGAGAGGAAGCGAAAAGTCATAGACGAACTCGCCGCCCGGCGGCATGGTATAGTTTGGGCTTTTCTTATAGTTGCGGTTATGCTCTTTACGGCGGCGGTCAAGGTCATTTGTAGTGCCTACCTTGAGAATGAAATTGCCGTCCTTGTCGATATAATGACCGACATATAAAAACTCTTTAGGTCGCTTTGTCGTATGCTTTCCCCTCTTTCTGGAAGGGCGGATAGGGGTTATCCGCCCCTATCCTTATTAGCTTTTCGGCTTACGCTTTTGCACAAGCGTCAACTCGAAAGTTTCACCGCCTACCATAAAGGAAATCTGTCTTTCCTTGTTCGTGATAGCAAGATTAGAAACATCAAAGTTGCTGTTGTGTTCCATGAACTCCGCAAGCTCCGCAATAATGCCCCCCTTGGTTGCGTTAGGCTTGCGTTCTCGCTTGGTAAACTTGTATGCCGTGGGCGCTTTCCGCGTTCCCGCATGGGCATACTTTTGTGCGGCTTTCAGCTTATCAGGCGGCAGGTCATATTCCGTTTTTTCGCCTGCTTCTACTGCCTTATCATAGGCGAGAATATCTTGCGCTTCTTTCTCGTCTGGAAATACTCGCTTGATACGCTCAAGACGTTCAGCGTCTATTACTCGCTGGGCGATAATAACCACTTCCTTTCTTTTGGCGGGGAGAGGGTTTTACCCCTCTCCCCTATGGGATTTAGGCGAGACGGAACAGAGCCTTGCCCTTGACTTCGGTCTTAGTGACCTTATCAGCCGCCATGAGCTGACGTACCAGAGGGGAAATCTTCTGAGTGCTGAAGCCCTCGAACTCCGCCACACCCTTGATAATCTCGGTGCAGGTCACACCAGCCGAAGTATCGGACAGAGTGGCGAGGAACTCCAGAATGAGCGCCTTATAACCCTCATTCTCCTGCTGGGTCTTGGTCTGCTTCTTGTTCTCACCGCTATTCTTCTTGGCGAGCAGAGCCACCTCATGCTCGATGAAGTCCACGGCGTCCTCGGTGGTCGTGCCGTAGGTCACGGGCTGACCGTTCAGCATAGCCTTAATGTCCTCGAAACGCATAGCCTTGGTGATACGAGTCTTGTTGGTCTTTTCCATATTCAAATCCTTTCTGGTTTTTTGGACTGTCCTTGTCCTTTTGTGATTTTATTATATCATACTTTCGGCGGTTTGTCAAGAGGTTTTTTGAACCTTTTTTCAAACTTTCGGAAGTTTGATACCGAGGAAAGATATTGACTTTTCAAGGTTCATTGGGTTTCCTTGTGCTTTTATTATAGCACTTTTCGCTTGGCTTGTCAAGAGGTTTTTTGAAGTTTTTCGGAAGTTTCTTGACTGTCGCTTTTCGCCGTTTCAAGAACCGCTTTCCCTTAACTTCTGTACCTATTATATCATGCCTTGCGGAGTTTGTCAAGAGGTTTTTTCGATTTTTTTCAAAATCTTTTTGGAGCCTTTCGGCGCCCCTCTCTTAACTTCTGTAAACAGTATACCACCGCCAGCGCCGGAAGTCAAGAACTTTTTGCTGAAAAATTGCACAATTTCGGGAGATCCGAGGCATGATTTTTTGTGCAGTTTGCCGATTGACTTTTTGCTGGCGGTGGTGTATAATGAAAATTCGGCCCGCTGCGTGCGCCAGCGGGCCGTTGAAGAGGGCATTGTGCATTTTGACGAAAAAAGAGGGGCAACGCCCCTCTTAGCTCCAGCACATATCTAAAAACTCGAACAGATTTTCGTCCTTGTCCGGAAATGTAACCGAATGTCCGCCGTCATCTGTCAAATGTTCGGCGTCAATATTCCACCCCATGCGCTTGATAACTTCAATCGCGGCGGCTTTGCTGTCAGCGTTCAGAAACTCAAGCCATATTGTTTTTGTCATTGTTTCCCCTTTCTACCTCTCCGCTCAATCAAGAGCGGAGAGGATTGCCCGCAGGTTTTTAATCAAATTTTTTTCGTCGAACGCTTTGCCTTTCCACTCGGCGCGGTTCTTTTCTTCATCGTCGAAAAGAATGGCGTTTGCTTGTGTGGCACAAGTGCTTTTCGGTGTGCCGTACTTTACAATGTGGACTTCATCAAAAGTCACGCTCGGAATGTGACGCTTGAACCACTTGCGTTTCGTTATGTCAACTGCGGCGTTGTATGTCTCAGAGCCTCCCTTACTTAGCCAACTAATAATACCAACCTTGACGCCTTTTCTTTGCAGTTCGTGAATTGTCCTTGCCAGCAGGGAAAGATTTACAAGGGGCTTAGCGTTTGCATAGGGGTAAACATCTTCCGCAAGCAGATAGTCAAGCCAGTTTTCCACGCCGTACAGGTTAATCCATGTGCCGTCACAGTCAAGATATATAGTCATCTTTTCACTTCCTTTCCTATGGGCGGAGCTTATCGCCCCACCCCTAAAACAGGAACTTCCCGCAGGCTTGCCATCATCTGACGCTGAAAGTCAGTCATAGGCGGATATTCTCTCTTGTTCTCAAAGAGGGCTTTCCGCATGGGCTTATGCTGTCGGAAGCAATAGAACATAATCTCCGCTTCAATCAGCACATCTTCCAGTCCGGTGTGGCTTTCTTCAAACTCGTTGTTACCGGAGATAAAGCGCCACAGGATTTCGGCAGTCTTACGGCAAGCACCATTTTTCAGCACATAGCCGTTCTCTTGACAGAACGCCTTATAGGTGGGCATTTGGCAGATAACATCTTGTGCCATTTTCATGGTGTCCCAGATTTCCACACTGTCGAATGGGAACCAGTACCGGAAACGGCTTGCGGTGGTGTAACGCTGTGTTATATTCAAAGCGTTATAGTCAAAGCGGGCGTTATGGGCGGCTACCTCTTTAATGCCCCACTTCTCGATAGTGTCCAGCATAGCCTTACGGATTTCGTAGGTAGTTGCCATTTTCCGGCTACCTGCCCGCAGTTCCTCGACATACCGGGGAATTTTCCAGTTATAGTAAGCCGTCCGCATAAGGTCGCGTTCCTCGCAGAAAATGTCACAATTGACATAACTTGCGGTTTCGTAGATATTGCCCTTGGTATCCACAACCGCCCAACCGCAGTCATATACAAGGACATTGGACATATCCAGACTATCGCCGTCTTGGATAGTATTGGCGGTTTCGGTATCAAGTACCAAAACATAGTGCTTGCGCTTATCAATTTTTTCCATCTTGTCAAATCCTTTCTATTGATTGAGGTTTACCATCGTTCCCTCAACTTCTGTACTTAGTATAGCATAGTCAGCGGAGCTTGTCAAGAGGGAATTTCAAATTTCTTTGAAATTTTTTCGACGCCCATTCAAGCCTTGCTCCCAGACGACACAGGGGAATGATTTTCATGTCGTTCCCTCTTGACATTATTAAGTATAACACTTTTCGGGAAAGCTGTCAATTGTCAGATTGCACAAAGATTGATCGAGAAATTTGTGCAACTTGTGTATTGGCAAAAACTCGGTCCGCGCCGAGCGTGCGCGGACCGCCCAAGAAGGATTTGTGAAAATTGCACAAAAAAACTCGGTGGAGAAATCCACCGAGTTTCTATTGCTTAGCCGAACAGGGCGCTGAGCAAGGCGTCAATGCCGATTTCCGGCTCACTCTTTTCCTTGCCGCCCTCTGCGATTTCAATGGCGTAGGGCTTGAGATTATGGAGCATATACATCGCCATCTCGTCTTTCCCTCCGCGGGCCATCTGGACAAGGGTTGCCAGCATAGCGGCGTCCGCAGTATTGGCATCGAGAAGTTTCTGCGTCATCTCATGGGTTTTCAGCAGGTCATCGCACTCCATCTTGTTCTTTTCGGTCATCATAACTAAGTACCTCTTTCCTTGTTTTTTTTGTTCCCTTGGAACAATTTTATTGTATCATAGTTTTAGGGGTTTGTCAAGAGGTTTCGCAAACTTTTCACACGACTTACAACCCCGACCTGACGGAAAAGATATCGCCCGTTGATTCAGTCTATCTGTCAGCGAAAACCGCTTCAAGTATAGCTGGCTCACTCTCACTCACTTTTTCGTTCAACGTTTGGCTTTACCGCGTGGTGTATTATGTTTACTTCCTGTACTTTCTCAAGGTCGCGCGCCCTTGGATTTCTGGGGCTACTCCCTCTTGACATTTTCTATTGTATCACAAACCATGCGGTTTGTCAATACCTTTTTCAAAGATTTTTGCTTTCCGCAACAAAATATTTTGCTTCGTACTGATTGGCAATCGCTTTGACTTTTGCGCTTTCGGTTTGTGTAGCGCAGTAGAAATTGAAAAGTGTGTGTTTGTCGCTTAACTCAATGTAAGAATGGGGAACACCCAATTCATCAATGGCGTTTTTGTACTTGGTGGGAACTGTTAATTCCACTTTCCACAGCTTATCTTTCCTCGCTTTAACTTCTCCATACTTCACGATGAAAACGCCGACAAGGTTACAGCCCGCAGTTACTACAACTTTCTGCCACAAGGGAAAATCTGCAACAGTGTAAATCAATACAATGTTGTAATAGCCATAGTACAGAGCTGAAACAATGCTTGCAACCCACGGACCGGATTTAATAGTTACAATGCTCTTGATTGTGGAGAAGATAACATTTACAATCGAAAGCAAAATGAAGATAATCAACAAGTTCATTTCTTTCTCCCTCACTTTCTATAATTATTATAATATAAAATTGCCAAAATGTCAATAGGCAATTTTAATTAGGTTTTTTCATCCCATTTCTTCCATTTTTCATCAATAACTTTGTCATGTACTTCTTTCTCCAAACCATTAGCAATAACAGTCCGTACGGCACTATCAATAGAGTCATACTTGTCAATATCAACGGTTTGACTGTTGAAAAACTTGGTACGACCGAAGAACTTGCGGTTAGGGCGGATAACTTCTTGTACCCAGATTTCTACAAGCCATCCCCGGTATTCATCAGAAACGACAACCTCAAAAGTGCGGTTCTCATAGCAGTAAGTTTTCTTTTTCATGGTGTCTACCTCTTTTCTTTTGTTGTACTCATTGTACCACCGTTTCGGGAGAAAGTCAAGCTGGCAATTTGCACAAAAATGCAACGAAAAATTTGTGTAATAATACTCTTGCGTAAACTCGGCGCGTGGTGGCCCACAGCGCGCCGCCCAATTATATCACAAAGCTTTGGAATTGTCAATAGGCAAAATAAACAAAAAAAAACTACCCAAAATTGGGTAGTTTTTTTAGTCTAATGGATTGATCTCACCAGAGATGCTAAAAGCATCAGCATCCAATGTAAAATTGTGGTCCTCGGTAAAAAGTTCAATCATGCCAAAGTCCATGATGTAATTATTCACCGCTCGCCGGACATTATTCCAAAGGTCAATTTTTCGGCTTTCTGAACGCCGTTCCTTTGTTTCTTTTATCCGGGAAATGAGTTCGTCTAATTCTTCATCGGTCATATAACTAAAATCGGTGTTCAAATCCATCTTTATAACTTCCTTTCAGTCTCTGCTAACAGAGGAAAAAATTGAACGCAAAAGTGCAATAATGAGCCAAATAACCAAAGCTAACTTCCACGAAAACACGATAGTAAAAGTGCCGATGGCCACAATTCCAATAGCGGGAAGAAGCCAGCAAAGAAGCCAAACAAGGCCCGCTGTGATAAGGAATGAAACCACGAGAGCCAGAAGAACCAAAAGAATAAATAACATTTTATTTTCTCCTTTCATTTGATGGTTTTATTATAGCATAAAGGGATTGTTGTGTCAAGCCCTTTATGCTATTTTTTTTAGTCCTCAAGCAGTTCCTGCGGGATTGTTCTGCCAGTGGCTCGACAAAAGGCGATAACCATACCGATGGCAGGGATAAAAGTATCTCTTACGTTAGTTGTTGCCGTTCCAATTCGACGGGAATTGTTGCTGACAACCTCGCAAGTGGTGGTTTTGTTCTCAATGCTGAACTTGGCAGACGTGGCACGCATGGAAAGCGCGTTATTTTCAAGCCACTTCTGGGCGAAAGCGGCTTTGTCCTCAGTAGGGGTTTCGTACTTCTGGAACACCACAGAGCCATTCTCGCCAACGAAGACTTCCAGCGGGTCACCCTCTTGAATATTCAAAGTACGGCGAATTTCCTTGGGGATGACCACACGACCGAGGTCATCAATGCGACGAACGATACCAGTAGCTTTCATAATATAACTTCCTTTCTGACTGTTTAGGCGGTCAGCCTTGATTACACTGTTAGTATAGCATACTTGGTGGAGTTTGTCAACCCCTTAAATGAAATTTTTTGCGATATAAGCGAAAAGAATAATCTCAACGCCAAACATAAGCCCCAGCCCAATGCAGTCCCGCTCAATAGCAGAAACAAACTGGAAAGATAACAGGGCGGTTAGAATAATAATTGCAACCATCAGGTGTTTGCTCCTCTCTTTTGATGATACAAGTATATCACAGCCTACATAGGAAGTCAAGAGGTTTTGGGAAAATTTCTTTCGTCAAATTCACCAAAAATGCGTATGGAAAATTGTGCAAATTGCCTATTGACACGAAAAACTGGCCGCGGCGTTCGCGCACGGCCAGCCGAGGGCGGATAGAAAAGCCTCCCGGATTTCGGGAGGTCATTTCTTTAATCAATATATTCTTGGAATAAAATGGTTTCGATTTCCTTTGCGGTTTCTGGATGACGGCACTTAGCATCATCAATATCGTAACCCCAAATAAAATCATGGTTGCCATTCTTTAACAAGACTTCATACTCATACATAACATCAAGCCTTCTTTCTTTTGATGGTTTAAGTATACCACAGAAAGCATGGTTTGTCAATCGTCATTTTGAACAACTTTTAGTCCAGCATTTTGGACAAGTTTCATAGCTTCTTCCAATTCAGTATTCAAACCACAATCAATACAAATGTAATTGCGACCGTCGATCTAACGAACTTCAAATGAATACTCTCGGCCTGTAATAAGTCCGAGTTGATCACGAAGCCGAACAGGAATCATAATTCTTCCCATTGCGTCCAATTTTCTAGAGTAAGTAGATTCAGCCATTTTGCTTTTTTATTTCTAGTGACCTAGCCTGTGCGAAAATTCGACTCCAGACGGGAGCCGCGGCATTTTGCCGAAAAAGAATTAGATTACCATTCACATGGCATTTTCTAACAGAACTGGGCCATTGGGCAATTCTTGCAAGAATCTTGGTTCATGCAGAACTCCAGAATGACAGCCAGCGCTTTCAGCACTTCTAGCGTCATTAGAAAATTCTCCTTTCTCATTTCTTCTATAATTATTATAACAAAATTTTTTCCAAAAATCAAAAAAGAGCCGACTTAGAAAGTCGGCTCTTTCTTTTCCCAAATGATTAGATGGTATAAACCAATCCGAAAGAGAATTGTACCTATCCGCCATCCAACGCGGACCGTGCATCCAATCGGATATTTATGCGGGAGACGTTCAATGCTCATGATTTGCAACCCCTTTCATCTTGGGGAAGGGCGCTTTGGAACGCCCTTCCCGCAGTTCCCTTATTTTAGTAGGTGTCGTATCCGTACATCTCAGCCTCTGCGTCACTCATGGAGCACTTGTAAAAGGGACGCTGAAAGAAAAGATGCGCTGTCTGGTTAGCTTTCCACAGGTTGATTTCTTGAACGAAGAAATGCTCGCCGGTTTCTTCGTCATAAAACAGGTAATTTTTCATCTGGTAGGCACTCCTTTCTTATTCCACTTCTTGCCGAAGTCGTGGCAGAAACGCCATTGCCCGGCAACTCCGAACATTTCCTTATTGACTCTCTTGGTCAGGGCAACTGAACGCTTGAGATGATTTCCACGATCACAGCAGAGGATCTCGCCGGTGGTAATATCGTATGCGCAATGTTTTCTCGGTAACATAATTTCAAATCCTTTCTCCGGGGTCTCCAACTCAAATGAGTTGGAGACCGATAGCCATATCAATCATTCTTGCCCGATACTCAATCGGACATTCATCTTTCTGCGGGTAGTCAAGATTCCAGCCATTACAGAATGGAAGAAATCTCGCCCAGTCGTTATGTGAAACGGAAAGCTGAATAACTGCGAGGGTCGTTTTTGCCCAAGTCCCGCAGACAGTTTCCTTGCCAGTGAGAGTGTCAGTAAATCCAATGCGATTAGCCATGTTGGAGCACTTCCTTTCTTTTGATGATACCATTGTACCATAGGTACAAGAGATTGTCAACTGTCAAATTGCACAAAGATTTCGGGATTGTTTGTGCAACTTGCCTATACCAAAATTTCACTTCCAAATTTGTGCAACTTGCACAAACGCAAAACTCGGCGCGCCGCGGTCGCCAGCGCGCCGGCGACTTAAGGCGAAAATGTCTTTATGAAAAATGCACAAAAATATAGGGTGGATTTCTCCACCCTATATTTACCAGACCTCTTTCCAGAGTTTGGCAATCTCGTCATCATAGATTGAGTCAGTTCCCATGGTATCAAAGAACACGCACAGATAGTCATCTGTTGAAAAGTTCTCGCCATATCCAACTTCAACTGTCCATTCCTCACCATCCTCAAGCGTAACAAGAGTAAGCGTGTTGCCGTCAATGTTGGTTATGACTGCGGTTGCCAGCCTTGTCTGATCGGTAAGCGGACTCCCGCAAGTCCCCTCTATCGCGGTAGGCTCTTCTGTCTTTTCCTCTTGTTGCGTCATAAGGACAAAGACATTATACGGGCTGTTGTGCGGATTGGGTTCACAGTTATCCCATACTATGTCAAGCCATGAGAGGAAAAACCACAACAGGACTACCAGACACACGCTGTACAGCGTCACCTTTGCTACTTTACGCATTATCCCGCACCTCTTTCCACAGTTTCTCAAGCTCCGGCGTCATGCACTTGTCGCACATACAGCCGTTATCACAGGGTCGATTGCCGACCTCATCCTCGTGGCAACCGCAGAAGCGGCTCAGAAATTCGTTATAAGTCATAATAATACTCCCTTCTTTTGGGCGCTCCACGCTCCCGCAGAGCGCCCTTATGCCTTAATCTGCCATGTGCATGATTTCGCCAGTGTCATTATCAATGACTGCCACGCCATAGAAGCCGTTCTCTTTACGCCAATAGCCAGCAACCATATCTGCCTGTTCGCTGATGTACTCAAGTCCGTCTGCCTGTTCAAGTTGGCAAGCGTCCTTGTCATCGAACACTATGGCAAGCAAGTAGCGATAGGCATGGGTCAGCTCTGGCCATTCCGCCGGGTCTGCGGGTCTGGTATGCAGAGGACTATTGATGCTCTGTTTATTCAGCCATGCCCAGTTAGGCATGAGAGCGGCACTCATAGCGTTAAAAGCATCACGGTCAAGGATGACACCATCCTCTACTGCCTTGGCACGCACATCCATTTTCAGGCGCAGCATATCTGCGAACTTGGCGTTATCGAACTGCGGGTTAGTGAAATACTTGATGAACTCCATAATAATACCTCTTTCTTTTGTTCTAAGGTTAGGACTGCCTGCCTATACAGGCAGTCCTATGGTGGTTGAGTAGCAACAGCTACTCACTTGACGGTCAGTCTTGCGGTGGTGCTGGCTACCACATATTTGTCATAGGTAGCCTTGTCCTCTGCCTTTAGCGCAGAGCTGTTAAAGCGGTTGCTGGTGACTTCTTGATAGGTGGCGATACAGCCGCCAGCCTCTACCTTGTGTTCGCCAGTCGCTACCATTTCCGCCTTTACGGTATCTTTGAGGTCATCCAGCTCACGCTTGAGAGCGTCCATGTCGTTCTGCACCTTGCGGATACGCTGAAGGGTACGAGCCATTTCTACTTTTGTCATGTTAATACACTCACTTTCTTTTGATTGACTGTTTTTGTGTTTCCCTTGCCTTGTGACTACATTGTAGCACAAGCTGTCTTGCTTGTCAAGACTTTTTTTTGATTTTTTTCAAGGTTCTTTTGCAAGTGGTTTTGTGTTTCCCGCCTTGCAAGCATAGAATAGCATAGCCGTGCTTGCTTGTCAACAACTTTTTTGCAAGTTTTTGCGTTTCGTCAATTTGCACAAGTGAGCGCCGATCCGGTTGTGCAGATTGACCAATTCCTCTTTACGCGCGCGATACATAATAATAGCGACAGACGCTTTAGCTAACTAAAGTAGGGGTAGCTGTTTAACTGTAGTGCTTTAGCGTGATGAAGTGCGACAGTACGGGGGCGTGTATTTCGGGAAAAAGCGTGAAAATTTTCACAAACTCGTTCTCCCACGCCATTAAAATCTCGAAAACCATTTTCGTTTTCGAATTACGATTTTTAAATTGCGACGGCGTATGTTACTCGCCCTATCTCAATATATTTTTCTCCAATGGCAAAGCTCTTATGACAACATGGACAAATAACCGTTCTTCCATCACACTCGGTCGCTGGGTCAAATTCAAAGATGCTGTCGCAGATAGGGCATATCGTTCGTACATTACTTAGTGCGTAATTATTCTTAATAATCTTCAATGTTTTTCTTTCTCCTCCGGTATAGTTTTTATTCTGCAATAAAATGGAGAATAATATCATAGCCATTTTCCGTTTCTACAATGTCATAGCTATGGCCACCATCTAATACATAGCCGTCATCTAAAACAATAGTACGATTATATTCGTCAAATCTGTAACTAGTATTTTGATAAATAATTCTAGGCCATTTCTCCGTGCATCCAGTCAACATCAAAAGAGAAAGAACTAAGATGTTAATACAAATGAAAATCTTTCCCAATTTCATCAATCTTCTCTGCCTCCATAGGTCTAAATCCTACACACGTCAAAGTTCCCTGCGGGGACTCTGGAATCAACTCAGTTCTGCAAGCATCAACAATAGGAAAGTAATCGACACCTTCAATCATGCCTAATTCTTTAGCCTTCTCAATGGCTTTTTCTAATTTTCCTCTATTGCGGGCGCCACATACTACCTTGGTCACTCCATCGTTAATCCAACTATCATAAACATCTTTATCTAGTCTATAATTTACTTGATAAAAGTTTTGTACTTTCTCCGGCCAAGAATCTCTAATCATCTCAATGAGGAAAGCAGAAGATGCATGAGATACTTGCGCTGCTAACTTACCAGGTGACATATTCAAATCACGTCTTGCGATAATCAATTGCTTGAAATGCTTTTCCATTTTTATTGCGGCCTCCTTAAAATGAAATGATGTTGGGCAGAACTGGATATTGGTTCTGCCCTATTTTTCAAATATAGTGTGTAGACTTTTATTGTCAGCATTTTCCAAATTTCTTGCAACATAGATTACATTGTCCATCTGCTCCCATGCAGGGAATAAAATCTTGCACATAATTTGGCTTATACTTTTGAGCGATTTCAAATCCATAGATTTCAAAGAGTCTTTTAGCTACATATTGAGATTGTTTATCTCGATAAATAGCCATTTTTTCTTTATATTCTTGACGAGAAATTTTATTATGTAACCAATCACCAAGAGGATAGATCATAATTCTCGCCCGTTCAAATTCTGTTTCTAGGTCTAAAATAGTTGCTCCTATATTACCAATTACAATACCTTGAGATCTAGACAATTTTTCATCAACCCCAATCTTGTCAATAGACCAACACCGCCGGGAACTGGAGTAGACCAAGCTTCTCCAACGATGTTATTTTTATCTTCTACGAAATCTCCGACAATCTTGCCATTCAGTCGACTAATACCGACATCGACAACAATAGCAGATTCGCACTGTTCTCTATAAATAGACCGCGGCTGTCCAGTAGCGCAGATTACTAGATCTGCGCTATGAAGAAGATATTCTTTATCTCCATAGTTCGTCTTACTGTGACAAACGGAAACAGTCATATCTCTATCTAGCAAAGCCTTTGCCATAGGTTTACCGACGATATCGCTTCTACCAAGAACAACAGCAGTTTTACCGGTATAATCAAAACCACAATCATCAAGATAATCAATAATACCTCGAACAGTGGCGGGAAGAACAAGAGCATTCTTAGTCAAACCATCACAATCAAAGTACGATGGAATATCTTCAATGTCGAAATCAAATCTTTCTGCCGTTGGCATTTGGACAATTACACAATCTGTCTCAAGACCATAGCTTAATAGATAATGTAAATCAAACTTATCTTTCGGTCTAACAACCTTCACAGGCCAGCCCACAGATTCAAAATCCTCAATCTTCTTCTTAATATAAATCTGATTGCCGACGTCACCGTCTGTAGCGTCTACAATCGTAAGAGAAGGAGGCTCATAATCATGCTCAATAACGGCCAGCCGCAATTTCTCCTTCTCTGTTTTAAAATATTCTTTTATGTTAATTTGGTTCATTAAAATTCTCCTTCATACCATGAAACCGTTCCATTTGGATCTATTTCGACTATGCAATTCTCATAATAATCTAGTAACCAATCGCACTCTTGTTCATCGTCACAATCATAAAAGACATCTACATCAGTATCGTTGATAATTTTTCTTTCTTCTTTGAAGAATAGGATTGCTTTTGGTTCTGGTGCGGTTAACTAGTCAAGATACCAAATAGAGTCAAAATCTTCGTCCCATACATCTTCAGCTACAGAAACTACTATTACAGCTACATTATGATAGAACTATGCGCCTTCAGGAAACGCTTCAGTTGGAATGTCGCAAAAGTTCATAAGAAATACTTCCTTTATTATTTTTCTATTATTATTATAACAAAATAATTTAATTTGGTCAAATAGATTTGACACACCAGTTTTTTTTTGTTATTATATAAGCATAAAGGAGATGACAAGTGTGATTAAATTAGATTATACTCTAGAGTCTCCAGAAGAGCGTAAAGCGCTAGTTGAAAAGATAATTGCGGAAACGCCGGATATTAGTCCCGCGTATCTTGAAATTTTAGGCAATTATCTTGTTCTCTGCATGGAAAAACAAGAGCGAAAAGAACGCAATATACTGACAGATAACCGTATGACTACGGTAAACAAGAGAGAATGTTCTTTCGAAGGTCTTGTTAGTTAGTTAGAGAACGGCGAAGATGGTATTTATAATTTGGTTAATGAAAATAAAAATGTAATTTTTCAACCGAAGATTTCGATTACAGATAAAGATTTAGAGACAATCCCCTGTTTGAAACAACTGCGAGATACTATAAACGCTTGGGAAGCAGCAGCGAAGCACGCCTCTGGTAAGACTGCTTTTATGATGAAGAAAGCGTTAATTGAGATGCGGAAAGATCAATATATTATTAAATAGGCTTATTAGAAGCCAATTATTCCGTGTCGATTAACGAGATCTGCTAGAACATCACTACCTCTTGATGATAAGAGTTATTTAGATGGTTCTGAAATCGTTGTAGATGGCATTTCATTAATGGATACTAAAGTAGTATCTGCTATTTTATGTAATTATTCTAAACTCAAGGAAGATAGTTGGGATTAGTTTGAGGGAGATACTTGGTATTTAATGCAAGACTTTGATAATTTATGCACTAAGGCTCTTGCTGATTATCCTATCTATGATAGAATTGTTGAGTGGAAGATTGATGGTAAACCGAATAGCGAGATTCAAAAGTTACTTGATGAAGAATTTCATCAAACCTATAGTGTCGAATATATTTCTAGTCTGTGGCGCAATAAGATTCCAAAGGTAATCGCAGAATAGGCTAAAGAAGATTTCTTAATTTGGGAGTATACTAAACGCGGTTACCCAATGAAAAAATGTTCTAAATGTGGACAGATTAAGCCAGCGAACAATCTTTTCTTTTCAAAGAATAAGACAAGTAAAGATAATTGGTATTCTATTTGTAAGAAATGCCGTAATAAGAAAAGAGGTTGATTCGTATGGCTGGACAGCATTTTTGCAAGAAGTGCGGAAAGACTATGAATGATAGTGAATTCTACACTTCTAAAAACGTAGAGAAATATCCCCCAGATGGAAAGATGGATATTTGCAAGAAATGTTTAACCATGCACGTCGATAACTGGGACCCAGAAACATATAAATGGATTTTACAAGAAATTGATGTGCCTTATATTAAAGAAGAATGGGATGCTTTACTAGAGAAATATGGTAAAGATCCTAAAAAAGTAACTGGCTTAACTATTATTGGCCGTTACTTATCTAAAATGAAACTTAAATAGTGGAGTTAGTATTCTTGGGCAGATACCGAAGCGCTTGAAGAAGAGCAGCGTATGCGTAAGATTAATCAAATGAAAGCGCAAGGTATGACTGGCGAGGAGATTGAAACTGAGCTTGCGACAGATAGAACTCCTCCTAAGCCAAAAGTTTTAACTGAGCCACAAGAAGCTGTAGGTACTCCTGAATATTATGACCCCTCAGAAGCTGACGATGACTTCTCAGATGAACTTACTGAGGAAGATAAAGTAATGTTGAGACTTAAGTGGGGTCGAGGATACCGCCCAGAGGAATGGGTGCGGTTGGAGCAATTATATAATGATATGATGGCTTCATATGATATTCAAGGTGCCGGTATGAAAGACACTCTTATCATGATTTGTAAGACTTCCTTGAAATCTAATTAGCTTCTAGATTGCGGCGATGTCGATGGTGCGCAGAAGATGATCAAGATGTATGATAGCTTGATGAAGAGTGCTAAACTCACAGCCGCGCAGAATAAAGCCGAATCTGGCGAATTTGTAGATTCTATTGGCGAATTAGTTACAATTTGCGAACGCGAAGGATTTATTCCTCGTTATTACACTGATGGACCGATGGATAAGGTAGATAAAGTTTTACAAGACCTTCAACACTACACTTACTCTCTTGTTACAGAAGAAATGAATCTTGGTAACATGATTGATGCATCTGTCAGAGCTATTGCTCAAGATAAGGAAAGAGAAGCTAAGATTGACGTTGATGGTGGCGATGAAGAAGATAATGAGATTTACGATTATCCAGAAGATAAAGTATTGACTGATGCTGACTATGAAGAATTTGAAGAAATGAAACAATAGGAAGCTGAGAAGGATAAGGAATATCTGCGGGAGGTGGAGTAAATGGCATTAGCTGATTTATTAAACCTCTCCAATAAAAATAAGAAGATTGGTTTATCTGAAGAACGCGTGCGGGCAATCATTCCTGCGGCGCGCCAATACATTGCTTTTTGGAGAGAATATCCTGATATTTTCGTAGATTTCCTTTAGACTGGCGGAGATCTTACTCGTAAGAAGGAATTGAATTTCTTCTTCTATCAAAGAGTATTCTTGCGCGCGGCTATGCGTTATAAATATGTATACATGGTATTCCCGCGTGCTTATTCTAAGTCTTTCTTATCTATCATGGTACTAATGTGTAGATGTATTTTGTATCCAAGAAGTAAATTGTTTGTTACTTCTGGAGGTAAAGAGCAGGCTGCTGGTATTGCTAAAGAAAAGGTTTAGGAAATTTGCTAGAAGATTCCTGCATTTGAAAGAGAGATTGACTGGCGGAGAGGTAAGACTCAAGAAGGTAAAGACTATTGTAAGTATATCTTCAAAAATGGTTCTTACTTTGATAACGTTGCCGCAAGAGAGAGTTCTCGTGGTAAGCGTCGTCATGGAGGTCTAATTGAGGAATGTGTTGGTGTTGATGGCACCATTTTGAACGAAGTTCTTATTCCGCTAATGAACATTGACCGTGAGTGCATGGACGGTACTGTTCAAGAAGCAGAAACCTTGAATAAGAGCCAAATCTATGTTACCACCGCAGGCTGGAAGAACACCTTCCCGTACAATAAGTTGATTCAGCTCTTGATTCGTATGGTTCTTGATCCAGAGAAAGCGATTGTTATGGGCGGTACTTGGCGTATCCCTGTATTAGTTGGTCTACAAAGTAAAAATTTCGTTCAAGAACTAAAGTAGGACGGTACCTTTAATGAGGCCTCTTTTGATCGAGAGTATGAATCTCGTTGGAGTGGTACAGTTGAGGATGCATTCTTTAATGGCGAAGTATTTGACCGTAATCGTAAATTACAGCAACCAGAATATGAAGCTTCTGGTCGCTCTTCTGATAGAGCTTATTATGTCTTGTCTGTGGACGTTGGACGTAAAAAATGTCAAAGTGTAATTTGCGTTTTCAAAGTTACACCACAGTCTTAGGGACCTGCAATTAAATCATTGGTTAATATGTTTACAATGGACGACGAGCATTTCGAAGATTAGGCAATTAAAATTAAAAAGTTATATTATTAGTTCAAGGCTAAGACCGTTGTTATCGACGGTAATGGTTTGGGCGCTGGTCTAATGGACTATATGGTTAAGTCTCAAGTTGACCCTGAGACAGATGATTTCTTCCCTGATTTTGGCGTATAGAATGATGATGATGGAGAGTATAAGAAGTATAGAACTGATAGAACAGAATATGATGCTATTTATGAGATTAAAGCTAATGCGCCAATTAACACCGAAGCTCACAGTAATGCATAGACACAAATGCGGGCTGGCAAGGTAAAATTCTTAATTGATGAAAGAATCGCGAAAAATAAGTTGCTGGGAACTAAAAAAGGTCAAGCAATGAAACCAGAAGAAAGAGCGGCATATTTACAACCTTTCACTTATACTTCTATTCTGCGAGATGAAATGTTGAATTTGCGCGAGGAAAATGAAGGCGTTAATATTATCTTGAAGCAAGCTAATAAATCTATTACAAAGGATAAATTCTCAGCTTTTGAATACGGTCTATATTATATTAAGCAAGAAGAAGATAGTAAGCGCAAGAGAAAGAAAGGTCGCTTCGCTGATTTTATGTTTATTAGTTAAGTGGGCATAGTTAAATAATAGCCCTATTAGATTTTTTAATAATAGATAGAGGATGTGATTTAATCTATGCGAGCATCAAGAGGAGAAATTAAGATACATGAGATCCTAGAAGCGAATGATATTAACTTTAAAGAAGAGTATGAATTCGCGGGATTGAAAGCCCCTAGTGGACGTCCTCTACGTTTTGACTTTGCCGTTTTTGATGACGATGGCAATCTAGATTTCTTGATTGAGTATCAAGGAAAATAGCATTATCAAGCAGTTAGTAAATTTGGCGGCAATAGAGGATTGTATCAATAGAAATATAATGATAATCAAAAGAGGAGATTCTGCGCATTGAAAGGTCTTACCTTAATAGAGATTCCATATACGGATGAAAATATATTAACGTATGACTATATAATGCAGAAGGCCGGGTATTAAGGAGGTGACAAACCTTGCTTAAGCGCAGACAACAAGATATACGAGATAAAGGCTTTAATCTAATGGGCGAAGAAGATATGGCTCCACGTGATTATGCTAAAATGCGGGTGGGCATTCGTACCGTGGATAATGCACTCGTAAATCTTGGCACTTACAAGAAAGTCAACCCAAACTACGGCGATAAGAGCTTTGTTCTCAATGCTATTTACCGACATGATTATAAGACACTAAGAGAGATTTCTGAATATTTCTTTGAGTCTAGCGGTATTTACTATAGATTGTGTAAATACTTAGCTACTCTTTATAGATATGACTGGTATGTAACTCCTTACTTTACAGATGTATCTAAGGAAAAAGAAAATAAGATTCTTGGTGACTTTTCAAAGGTACTATTGTACCTTGATCGATCTGACGTTAAGCGACTATGCGGAAATATTGCTCTCGATATTATGAAAGATGGTGTCTACTATGGCATCTTCGTAGATTTCGGGGATAGATTTGGTATTCAGAAACTTCCCGCTTCATATTGTCGTAATCGCTATTATTCTGGAGTTGACCCAATCGTAGAACTAAATCTTTAGTTCTTTGATGCCTATTTTTCTAATATTCAATAGAGAATGGCAATTCTAAAAACATTCCCCAAGGATGTTTAGCAAGGCTATGTCTTATATAAACAAGGCAAGCTTAAGGGGGATTATCCAGGAGATTTAAGCTGCTGGTATCCTCTCGACCCCGCAGTTTCAGTAAAGCTGGGATTAAACGATAGTTGTTTTCCACCTCTTGTTGGAGTTATTCCTTCTATTATCGATCTTGACCAAGCTCAAGAGTTAGATAGATAGAAGACAATGCAATAGCTATTAAAAATTATTATTCAGAAGTTACCACTTGATAAGAATGGTGACTTAATCTTCGATGTAGATGAAGCAAGAGATATCCATAATAATGCAGTCGCGATGCTTAAGCGTGCGGTCGGTGTGGATGTGCTTACTACTTTTGCTGATATTGAGAAGATCGATACCAAGGATAGTAATTCCAATACTACGACAGATGATCTTGAAAAAGTCGAGCGTACTGTGTTTAATAACGCTGGTATTTCTCGTAACTTATTTAATGCGGACGGCAACTTAGCTGTAACTAATGCTATCTTAACAGATGAAGCCAGTATTAGAGAGCTGCCTTTACAGTTTGCTAATTTGTTGAATAAGATAGTAGAAAAGTTTAATCGCAAAGGTCATTATGAGTTTAGAGTATCAATGCTAGAGACAACGCAATTTAATTACAAGGAATTGGCTAAGTTGTACAAAGAACACGCGCAAATGGGTTATCCCAAGATGTTGCCGCAAATTGCTCTTGGTCATTCTCAATCTAGTATTTTAGCTACTTTAACATTCGAAAATGAGATTCTACATCTATCTGAGATTATGATCCCACCCATGATGAGTAGTACAATGAGTGGAAGCGTGGTCAAAAAAGATTAGAATGATTAGAATAATTCTCAGAATAAGTAGACAAGTTCAAGCACAACAAAAGTAACGGAATAGAAATAGTCTGGTCGTCCGGAGAAATCCGACGAGACAAAGAGCGATAAGACGATTGCTAACCGTGAAAGCATGTCATAAGGAGGGATAGAACTTGCATATTAGTATTCCTATTGCTAACACATTGGAATTCATCAATGCGACTGAAATATCTCCTTTAATCAGCAAGTGTTAGGTGAAGGTCTGCTATGTAGGACAAAATCCCAACCGAAACGGAACTGTTATCACTAAGAAAGTTGCAACAGAGATGGGCAGAAAGCTGCCCGGTTCTCCTGTTGTTGGCTATTTTAATCAAGCAACAAACGATTTTGAAGGACACAACAAAGAGATTTCTCTGCGGGGTGGCGGAAATATCGAGATACTTGATACCACTAAACCGTACGGTTTCGTCCCTACGGACGCAAAAGTTTGGTTCCAGAAATTTGATGATGAAGGCGTTGAGCGTGAGTATCTTGTAACTGAATGTTACATTTGGACGAGCGCCTACCCTGAGTCTCAGCGACTATTCGAGCAGGGTAACAATCAGTCTATGGAACTGAATAAAGAAACTCAAAAAGGTTTTTGGGCAAAAGATAATAATTCGGGTAGTAGATTTTTCATTTACAATGAAGCATTGATTGAAAAACTTTGTATTCTCGGAGAATCAGTTGAGCCATGTTTTGAGGGCGCACAATTCAAGACTGAATTCTCCCTAGAGAACATGGAAGAACTTAGAACTACGATGTTCTCTATGCTAACTGAATTACAGAAAACTTTGAATAAAGGAGGCTCTCACGAGACTATGGACGAGAATAAAAAGACTCTCGGCAATCCCGAGGATCCTAACTTCGAAGCAAAGAAGCAGCCTGAGGACGAGAACAAGAAGAATCCAGAAGGCAATCCTGCTCCAGAAGATAACAAGCCAAAGGATGGCGACAATAAGCCTGCCGATACTGGCAAAGAAGAGCCTAAGAAGAAGTACAATCTTGATGAAGTAACTGAATATACTGAGTTACTTGGTAAGTATGAGACTCTTCAGGGCGAATTTGAAACTCTTAAGCAAGAGAAAAGCGATCTTGAGACAGAGGTAACTTCTCTTAGAGAGTTTAAGCTAACTGCGGATCGTAAGGAGAAGCAGAGCATGATTGATGGTTTCTATATGCTAAGCGATGACGATAAGAAGGATGTCGTTGAGCATATTGATACTTATTCTTTAGATGACATTGAAGCGAAGTTGTCTATTATTTGTGTTCGCAACAAGGTCAACTTTAACCTTAATAACAACAATGAACAGGGCGATAACCAGCCCAAGGGATTGTTTAATCTTGAAAATCCCGCTGATGATAATGTCCCAGAGTGGATTAAGGCAGTTCGCGAGACCGCGAAAAAGCTATAAGGAGGATTAAATAATATGGCTAAGAGTGCAAAGCGTTTAGGTAACGCTACTTTTGTAACTTACGGATATGGCCAGGTTGAGCCTAACCATATGTCCGCTAAGCGCAATGGCCAGGTGTACGCTCAGCTTCCCGCAGCGGCAAGCATCGAGCTACTTGAGAATGGCCAGTTCGTAAAATACGATTATGCCAAGGGCGTCTGTGACTTTGATGGTGCAGGTCCATGGCGCATGGTTTACAATGAAGTAAAGATTTATGAGGATCGCGAGACTGATGCTGATTTCGCTATGATTAAGGACCGCTACAATGCTCGTGTCTATAGCCCAATCGGTCAGACTAAGTCTGATCTTAAGACCGTTCTTGATTATACTGGTGAGGCTGTCCGTGAGGGTAGCAATGCTGCTTTCAAGAAGGAAGTTGAGACTTTTAACTATCCTCAGCTAATGCCAGATGGCACTAAGATGGTTCCTCGTGTTATCGCTGTTCCTAACGGCGACATTTGGACTACTAATACAATTAAGGCTGAAGCTGGCTCTCTAAGTGTTGGCGATCAGCTCAAAATTGATACTGACGGTTATCTGACTAAGGATGAAGGTAAAACCGCAACAGGCGGAGACGAAGATCCTAAATTCGTGGTTGTAAAGGTTTACACCATGCCTGACTTACAGCCTGGCGTTAAAGTTCAGCGCATTGGTTGATAAAGGAGGGTTAAAATAATGGATAAGGCTAATTTACTACAGTTAATGAAGAATGTAGCTAACGCTACTCCTTCTACTAACTTCTCTTATAATAACGAGAATCTCTCTTACAGCGCTATGAATGAGACTCTTCGTAGTGAGCTTAATGCTCTTGTTGGTACTGAAGAGCTTTATGAGCAGAATAAGCGTCTAGTATTCTCTCTCATGGAGCAGACCATGGACGATATTGTTCCTAATCGTTTGATCAACGCTTATGGTCAGTTCGCTGAGATTCAGACATTTGCTCAGGGTGATCGCCCCGTATTTAAGCGTAGAACTGGTAAGACTCGCGCTAAGCAGTTCATCACTCGTGTCGGTCTTGCTGGCGTATACGAGACCTTCAAGCTCGGTTCTGAAAGCTTCGAAGTTGGTACCAGTGCTATCGGCGGAGCAGCTCAGATTGGCTTCGAAGAGTTCCTTGATGGTCGTGTAAACTTTGCTGAGCTTACTCAGATTATCATGGATGGTATGGATGAACTCATTTATCGTGAGATTGCTCAGGCCCTTATGGGCGCTGTCAATCAGCTTCCTGCCGCTAACCGTGTAAGCGCGGCTGGCTTTGATGAAGGTGGTCTTGATCATCTTATCACCACTGCAAGTGCTTATGGTACTCCTACCATTTACTGCACTCGTGAATTTGCAGTAAAGATTGTTCCTCAGACTGGCTGGATTTCTGATAATATGCGTGATGAACGCTGGAATACCGGTTATCTTGCTAATTATAAGGGCATTCGTGTTGTAATTCTTCCTCAAACTCTTGAGGATGAAACCAATAGCCGTAAGGTAATCGATCCTGGTTATGCTTGGGTTATTCCTTCTGGCGCTGGCGAGAAGCCTGTTAAGGTTGCTTTTGAGGGTACTACTCACGTTCGTGAGCGCAATGATAATGATGACTGGTCTCGTGATATCCAAGTCTATCGCAAGGTTGGCGTTGGCGTTATGATGACCAACAACATCTTCTCTTATATTGATACCCAGCTTAAGGGTAAGCTTGATAATACTTACATCAAGGGTTAATTATTTAGGGGATAGGGATATATCCCTATCCCCATTTTTTATTTGAGAAAAAGGAGTTTTATTATGAAAGAACAGTATGATGTTTATAACAAGAGCGCAGGAATCGTAATTTATAATATTCCTGAGATGAATATTCGTAGAGAATTTGCTCCGCATGAAGTAAAGCATATTAGTTTTAAAGAATTAGAGGCTTTATCAATGATTCCAGGAGGAAAAGAACTTATCTATGATTATCTATTTATTAATAATGAAGAAGCTGTTCATTATTTAATTAATGGAGACGTTGTACCAGAATATTATTTAACCGAGGACCAGATTCCTAGTTGGATGGATTCTTGTTCTATTGATGAGTTCAAAGACGCTCTTGATTTTGCCCCAGATGGGACAAAAGATCTTATTAAGAAGTACGCTGTTAGTAAGCCATTGAATGACTATGATAAGAGAGAAGCTATTAAAGCTCAGCTTGGTTTTGATGTGAGTAAAGCTATTGAAAATATGAAGCCAGACGAAGATGAGAAGAAAGCTGAAAAAGTTATCAGCGCTCCTGCGGCAACTGGACGTCGTTCTTCTATTACTACAATTAAAAAGCCCGTGGAGGCTAAAGAATAAGGGAGGTAATCCCCATGGATGAAAAGTATCCAATTCAAGGGGATCCTACACCCTTTGAAGATATATACAACCGTTTCTTCGGCAAGATTACTGATGATATGTATATGGAGTGGACTGAGGAAGATACCAAGAAAGATTTGCTAAATATCTTACTTGATGCCATCCCAGGATTTGAATTTCCGCGTTTCCCACTCTATGATTATAATGTAAATGGCGAAACTTTTAATTGCCATTTAACTTCCGAAGAAATTAACATTCTCGCACTACTAATGTATAATACTTGGCTTTAGCGTCAAGTTGCCTCTATTGAACAAACAAGAATGAAATACTCTGGTAGTGACTTTAAAATGACTTCTCAAGCAAACCATCTAGCTAAATTAATGGAACTTAAAAGAGAGGCTGAGCGTTAGGCGCATCATATGCAACGCCTCTATAAGCGCAGAAAATTGATTGATAATAACGGATCTATTAAATCTAACTGGTCTACTCTTAGAGAAACGAGTACTTTCGATGGATAAATATAATATCAACTTTCCAATGGATACCGTTGATCAAGACTTGAAGAGACTTATCAATCAACTATGGAAGTTAATTCCTATGCGTGAGAATGGAGAAGATTGGGAGACACATCTAAAGACTATGCTGGAAGAAATTTCTGGCTTGGTACGTATTTACAAGAATAAAGTAGAAGGGTTAATTTTATTATCAAAGTTAGAGGGCTTGACCTCAGATGTTTGTAATGATTTTATGATTTATAGAAAGACTGTATTTAGATGTATTGACCTATTAACTCAGGTGATTAAAAATGATTAATCTTGAAATGATGCGGAAAAGATTTGAGTGGCAAGGCGGTATTCACCAGGAAGACCGCATGATTAGAGATAAATAGCGCACTTTACATAGAGCGTTATTATATTCTTATCAAGCTGCTTCAATTGAGATGGTTCAGAAAAATTCTGAAGTGCTTGAACTTGATCCTTCCGGCGTTGACGTCGATATGGGGATTTTTGGAGAGGTTCGTGCGCTTATTAATCCCGATAAAGTAAAACAGGACTACGATGATAAGATCGTTTCTATTGATTACGAGCATGGATATGAGCCAGGTGATGTCTTTGAATGGAAAAAAACAAATACATACTGGTTAATCTATACTCAAGAGATTACTGAAGATGCCTACTTTAGAGGAGAAATAAGACGCTGTAGATATAAGATTCGTTTTAAGGATTAGGATGGTAATTGGTGTTCTACTTATGCAGCCATTCGAGGCCCAGTAGAGACGCAAATCAACTCTATTCAAAAAAATCAATAGAGAATTGATACCCCTAATCTAAGTTTAAATATTCTTATGCCGCGTAATGAAAAGACACTTCATGCTTTTGATAGATATTCAGAATTTATCTTTGCGGGGAAGTGCTGGAGAGTTGAGGCTCCAGATTCGATTAGTATGAAGAATATTATCGAAGTCAATGCGGAAGAGAACTATTGGAATGATACCACTGATGATCTTGAAAGAGAGATGAAAGATGGTTTGGTCTTTGAACCTACTAATCCGACTCCTGATAGCAAGATTGTTGGTGAGACTTTTATAAAGCCGAAAATTGCGGCGACCTACTCCGTCGATATTGCGGACGGAGAATGGAAAATACTTGAAAATGTTCCTGCTTGTTTACAAGTGACTGGAAATTAGACAGCTACAGTGATTTGGAATAAAACTACAAGTGGTCAATTTACATTACAATGGGTAAAGGATAATGATGTAAGAGAAAAAGTTATTGTAGTTGAATCATTGTATTGAGGTGATCGCGCATGAAACATAATTCATATGAATACCCCAAGTCTAGTTTATTGGGTATGCCTAAAGACGCGGCGATTATTATTGACCGTATTCTATCAAATCCCAATCTCCTGAGATTATTAGTTTATGAAACAAGAGACTGGCAATCTCAACCTTTACCAAACGGAGATTAGATTAAGGAACTATTTACTAGTCACCAGATTTCTTCTGTTCCTAAAATCAAGATTGATAGTAAAGAAAAAACCTATATTAGATTGACTTATGGCACTGTCATTAGAAATTCTTCAAACCCAGAGTATCGAGATAATACATTTGGTATTGATATTATTTGCCATTATGATAACTGGGATTTAGGAGACTTTGAACTGCGACCCTATAGAGTTGCGGGAGAGATAGATGCTATGCTCGATAAAACTCATTTGACTGGTATCGGTGAGCTTGAATTTGTATCTGCTACCCCCTATGTATATAATGAAGAGTTTGCAGGAGTGTCCTTGACCTATCTAGCTGTTAGAGGTCATGAGGACTAGAAAAATCCTGTAAATGGCTGATTATAGACTAGCTTTAATGGCCGGGATTGATATTCCTATTCCTGAATTACAATTAACTGTCCATGTCCCGACCATTAAAGATATAGCTTACATGGGTGAGTAGCAATTTTTTATGGCTGTTCAATATATCTGTTTAGAGAAAGAGTCATTAGTATAGGACGAAACTCTTTTAGCGTCTTTGACTAATTTTCAAGTATTGATGAAAGTATTAGAGCAATCGTAGGATAAAGAAAAAAAGATTGCTTTGATTACTCTGCTTAAGTTACTTTTTCCTGAGTATACAGCAATGATTACTAAGAATAGCATTATTCTTACTATCGTTGGTGAGACCGCTAAAACAGTAATGATAGATGATAGTAACTTTACTGTTTTCTAGAGTGTAATACGCTAGGTTTTATGCGTAAACAGTTTGTTTTAGGGCGAGAATGTTATTTATAATCCTGCCAATGATCGAGCTAAAGAAATCGCGGATAAAATCATGCGGAATCGCCGCAAAGTTGCTGAATAGAAAGGAGCAAGTAATGAAAGCGTTTTAACTCGTTATATTTCTATTTTGACAGTAGCTAAAGTAATTTCATTAAGTGAATGTGGAGCATTAAATATGTTTCAACTATTTGATTTAATGGAGAGATATACGGGTTATGTTGAATGGGATACCGACCTTAAAGTTAGACTTGCGGGCGGGAAGCCCGATAAACAAGTTGAATCTTGGATGAAAGAATTACATCCCAATAAATAAGGAGGAAATATACTATGAGATTTGGCGTACGCGAAATTTGCGACGTAGCATTCCGTGCTAAGTCTAAGATGACTCTCGGCGGCCGCACTTTCTATAAGAATGAGCCTGTCATTTATTTCGATTCTCTAAAGACTTCTAGCCTTGAGGGTGCTTCTACCACAGTTTATGCAACTGGTGGACGTGGTAACACTCGTTTGATCGCATGGGAAGGCGAGCGTACTCTCACCTTCAATATGGAAGATGCTCTTATTAGTCCAGAGAGCTTGGCTATTCTTTCTGGTGCTGGTCTAGCAAAAGCTACTGAAAACAAGCCTGTTTATGTTCACATGACTTCTCAGGTTCAGGTAGACACTAAGAACACTATCGTAATTCCAGAAATCGCTTGCTGGAATGGGGTTGCTACTGGTACTCCTGGTACTGGTACCGCAGCTGATTATAAGCATGCTAATGCTGATATCTTCTGCATGGTGTTAAGCGATTCTGGTACCGTTGATGTTGAACCTTGCGTTCCTGCCGCTGTTGTTTATGGCGATGGTAAGACCACTATTACCTGCTATGCTGATGGCGCAGCTGGACATAAGGATCTTGAAGTTGGCAAGGTCGTTCTTGTTGACTACTACATCAAAAAGGTTTCTAACACAATGCTAATCGAAATCACCCCAGAGATTAAGGGTCAGAACTTCTATATTGAGGCTTCTACTCTGTTCCGTGATGAGAATACTGGTCTTGATATGCCTGCGGAATTTGTAATTCCTAATGGTAAGGTTCAGTCTAACTTCACCTTCTCTATGGCATCTAGCGGTGATCCTTCTACTTTCAGCTTTGTGGTTGACGCATTCCCTGGCTATACCAAGTTCGATCTTACCAAGAAAGTTCTTGCTGCTATCCAGGTTGTTATGGACGACGTAACTGCCGCAGAGGAGAAGAGAGCAGCCTGCACAGCGGGGGAATAAACACTCCGGAGGGACATGACGCGGAGTTAAAAAATACAGAACCAGTCCAAACTCAATCTAATGCTAAACGATTAAGTTTTGTAGAGGATGAAGACGAGGACTTAATCTGAGTTTAAGGGAGGACTTAATGTCCTCCCTTTTTCTTTTTATCTGGAGGTAAAGGAGATATGGCTAGAATACCAAAATCCGCATCCATGCATCAAAAGAAACATAATCTTGGTGACATGAGTATGCCGATCGATGTTGATGCATACGTCGATCATTTTTATATTCACTATAAACAATAGTCAGCATAGCATTTAGCTGCGCCCGCCGCGGCTTGGTATAAATATAAGACCCAACTTATTCTTGATGATATGAAAGCCAGTGGAGCCGCATCTGCTGCGCAGGCTCAAGCTTTAATAGCGCAGATGAATCAAGATACCGCGGCTGCGAGATCTAGTGTATAGATTATTAAAGCTTTAAGCGAAGGTCCTCTTATGGAGGAAACTCTTGATAGTATTGCGGCAGCTATGAACAATCTACTCATGGAGAAATATAGTAGCGTTATAGATGGCGGGTCGTATGAAGATGCGGTTACGAATATATCTAATCAGTATAATTCTATGCTACTTAACGGCCCAGTAGATGATGCTTCTAAGTTTTTTGACTATATTAAGCAAGCATTAGACCTTGTAAATGCTACGCCGAGCAAGAGCGAGTTAAGAGCTTTCGCGGCTTTATAGAAAGTATTTGAGGGCAAAGTCGCTTATAATGATGTTGTGTCTTTAGTATCTTTGAATACGATTGGAATTGCATCATAGGTTATAGGATATTTAAGTACAGCGGCAAAAAATTTATCTATTAACGGTGCTGTTTCTACACAAAGTTTTGCTTCTACTATTGCTAATATCTTCTCTAGAGCTATTGGTGAACCTCTGGCAGAACGAATGATGAAGAATGTATTATTCGAGATTTCGGATAATGCAGATTAGGCATTTGATTCTTTAATTGCGCATTCTGGCGGAAAATTAACTTGGGATAGAGGCACTATTCCTACAACTAAGCAATCCGGAACTGCGGTTGGCGCTCAATCCGGTCGTACAGCGAAAGTAGATATTATTTCTAATGGTTTATTTAATCTTGGCGTTACCTTATAGAATGGTACTACAGCTACAATTGAAATTGCTACTAACGCGTCAGTTAAATGGCAATCTGCCAAGTCTAAGAATATTCATATTGTCAGTAGGACTCCACTAAGAACCTTTTTAGAGAATGAATCGCCAGATAGATAGCAATATGCATACAATATTATTGCTCATAGACTAAGTGGCGGAGGACGTAAAGGTGGATTCTATCAAGCCTATAACGCTATCCGGTCTACTATTGCGGCATCCTTTTTCAATGAATGGATTAGCGGTTCTGGAGAATAGCTGGTATCAGGAGGTTCTCCAATAGGTAGTTTAGATAGAGCGTAGTTTTTAATGTATAATGGCAAAATTTATTCTATTGTAAGTATCGTAAATAGAATTTGTGCTAATACATTAAAGGGATTATCAACAGAGATTCGAGGCTTCTCTACCTCTGATTCTAAGGTAGACAATAGTTTTATTGCAGCAGACGGTAAACCAGAATGGGCACCGGACATTGAAGCCGCTAATATACGTAGCAAGATGGTTAGAGATGTAATCAATACATTAACTATTTCTGCTAGTTTAAATTCAAATATATTAAAATCTTTATTTTAATAAACTTGACAAAAGATTAATTATCTAGTATAATTAAAATATAAATGAGTTAAAGGAGTTAATACTTATGAAAATGACTTTTTCTAAGCTGGGGCTTAAGGCTAAGAAAGAAATCACTTCTCTCAAGCTTAGTGACGATATTAACCTTGAAATCCGCAATTATCTTCCTGTTGATGAAAAAGCGGAATTTATTCAATTCATTGTTAATCATGCTCTTGATGACATGACTGGTTGTTTTAGTCCGGTGAGAATTGAGGTTTATTTCTCTATCGCGGTATGTAAATGGTACGCAAATATTACCTTTACAGAGAAGCAAATGACAGAAGTTTCTAAGACTTACGATCTTTTGGAAGAGAATGGCGTGATTGATAAAATTATTTCTGCAATTCCAGAGGATGAAATCGAGTTTATGAAGGAACTCGTGAATGACACAGTTAGCGATATTGCAAGATATAATTCTTCTGCAGCTGGTATTATTCAGGCTATGACAGCAAATGCAGGTGGATTAGATTCACAGATTACTGAAATTTTAGACAAGATTAAGAATGGTGAGAATCTAGAGACTCTGGCCGTAATCAAAGATGTGGTTGGAAAAGATTAAGTAATCTAATTAAATTCTCAGATTAAGTAGAGAATTAAAAGGCTCTTGAGGATACTAATTCTCAAGAGCCTTTATTTTGTTTATATAGGTGTTAAAGGAGGAAAAGGACTATGGCAAAGCGTCTAAATTATACGATTGGCGTAGATGCTGATACTAGTAAATTAGAGACATCACTAAATGACGCCTTTAGTAGATTGAATAGAATTGGTTCATAGGTAAATCTTACTACGGATCTAAGAAACGCTTCACAAGCTGCATTAGAACTTTCCAGCCATTTAAATAAAGCGTTTAATCAATAGACTGGAAAATTTGACTTAGTTACGTTTAACCAAAGCTTGTCTGAAAGTGGCCGCACTCTTGAAAGCTATGCCAATGATTTAATTAGTATTGGTCCAACGGGCGAGCAAGCATTCTTGAAAGTTGCTACAGCAATTACGCAAGCAGAGTTACCACTAAGACGTACAAATAAATTATTTGATCAATTATGGGTAACTATGAAGAATACAATGCGTTGGCAACTTACTTCTAGTGTATTACATGGGTTTGTAGGTGCATTAGAGCAAGCCTATGGTTACTCTAAAGATCTAAATAGATCGTTAAATGAAATTCGTATTGTGAGCGAAAAATCCGCAGATGACATGAGTAAATTTGCTGAATAGGCAAATAAAGCGGCTAAAGCATTAAGTACAACTACTACTGACTATACTGATGCTTCTTTGATTTATTATCAGCAAGGTTTAACTGATCAAGAGGTGCTTGATCGTACAGAAACCACGATTAAGATGGCTAATGTAGCTGGCACAACCGCAGAAACCGCATCCCAGCAATTAACTGCAATTTGGAATAACTTCTATGATGGAAGTTAGAGTCTTGACCATTATGCAGATGTTATGGTTAAATTAGGCGCTGCTACTGCATCTAGTTCTGATGAAATCTCTGAGGGCATCGAGAAGTTTGCAGCTGTAGCTAATACAGTAGGATTAAGTTACGAATATGCGGCATCTGCTCTTGCTACTGTTACTGCCCAAACACGTGAAAGTGCTAGCATTGTTGGTACTGCATTTAGAACCTTATTCTCTCGTATTCAAGGTTTGACTCAAGGAGAAACCCTTGATGATGGAACTACTTTAAATAAATATTCTTAGGCTCTAGCGACTGTTGGTGTCCAAATTAAGGATACTAATGGAGAGCTTAAAGGTATGGATGAAATTCTTGATGATCTTGGTAGCAGATGGAGTACTCTTGCTCAAGATCAAAAGATTGCATTAGCTGAGACAGTGGCTGGCGTGCGTCAATGGACGCAACTAATTGCTTTGATGGATAACTGGGATTTCTTCAAAGAAAACCTAGCTATGGCACAAAATGCAGATGGCGCTTTAGAGCAGCAGGCTGAGATTTATGCAGAATCTTGGGAGGCTGCTAGAGATAGAACTAAGGCTGCCGCAGAGGATATCTATGATAGCTTAATCAATCCAGATTTTTATATCGGCGTTGATGATATGGTGACTCCATTACTATCTAGAACTGCGGATGTAATTGATGCATTAGGCGGATTACAAGGTGTTTTAGCTGTTGTTGCTCTTGGTATGAATAAGGTTTATGGAGATAAAATCGCTCAAGGTATGAGAGATATGGCAGTAAACCTGGGAATTATTACTGGCAAAGAAGCTGAACGAGCAAGAACTTTGTAGAACGAAGCAGTTAGTATTATCAATAATCTGTCTAGCACTTATGCTGCTAATACTGCGGAAACTATGCGTTTGAATTTGCTAAGACAAGAAGTCTCTTTACAAGGTGAAATTAACGCACAATATGACCAATTAGACGATCATTAGAAACAAGTTATTAGTAATGAAGAATACAAATTAGATATCTTAAAGCAAGAAACTCAAGCTACAATTGATCGTATTAGTCAATTATAGAGTTCTTCTCACGAGCTGCAAGATGCTATTTCTGTAAGTATAGGCACAGATGATTGGCAAACTAGACTGAGAGATGAAATTAGAGCGTGGAATCAAAATCATACTGCTGGTTATTAGATCAATATTAACGTAAGAGCAAATTCTAATCTTGATAGAGTCTATCAGGAGATTATGCAACAATTAGATCAACTCACTCAAAGACGCGCTCAATTACAGCAAGTAAACGAGCAGTTTATAAGACTTGATTCCTCTAGCACTAATTATGCTCAAAGTCTGCGTGAGCTAATTGCTGTTTATGATAGTAATGTAAATACTGCTCAAATGACTACTCAGCAATTAGAAAATTATCTTAGAGGTTTAGGCACATAGGCTTTAAATACTGGTGCCGAAATTCGAGAATTAGGTAATTTACTGATTGGAATGGGCGCGGATAGACGCACAGTTACTCAATATATTGCTCAGTTGTCTCAATTGCAATCTGCTGTAATAGCAGGAGAAGATGTGCAAGATCAGTATAATCAAAAGGTACAAGAGTTTATTGCGCTTTTACAACGAGGTATTCCAGCACAAAGAGATTGGGCGGCAACATTAGTACAAGTTGGAACTACACTCTCTTAGATTTCTATTGGAATAAATGGAATTAATTCTCTATTCCAGACGTTTGATGAAATCTTATCTGGTGATGTAGATGCAGTAGATGCTTTTACTAAGATTTTAACTTCTTTATCAATGGTATTACCTCTTGTCGCTAATTTGACTAAGACAGTTAGAACTGAGAATGTAAAAAATGCTATTCAATTCTTGGCAACTGGCGCGGCTGCTGGAACTGGTGCGGCAGGAGTAGCAACTTTTAGCGCTGCATTATATACTCTACTGCCAATTATTGGTTTAGTTGTAGTTGGTATCTACGCTGTTGTTAAAGTTATTCAAGCTTTATACGTTAGTGCGGATGAAGCTCGTGAAAAGATTCAAAAAGCGACAGAAGCTTATGAAGAACAAACTTCTGCTCTAGAATCTCTTAATTCTGAGTTAAAGACTACTAAAGATAGAATTGATGAATTAAATAGTCAAGATAGCTTAACCATTGTTGAACAAGAAGAGCTTGAAAAGCTCCAACAGCAAGAAGCATCTCTCGAAAGACAAATTAAATTGCAAGAAAAGCTTGCTCAAGATGCTCAAAAAGCACAAGCGACAGAAATTGCAAAAAATTACAAGAGATCTACTAGTGATATTGCTACTGGTCCAGATTTGACACAATATCGTTCTTGGAATGAAAATAGAAATGACAATGGCATTGAATATACTGCTTATCGAGATGAATGGGTAGATGCAGATACTTGGTTCAATAGTATTACTCAAGGCTTAGATAAAACTTCTGACGCTTATTAGGACTATTTAGTTGAATATAGACAGTGGAAAGATGATAATGAGTAGATTACTGCTGAATGGGTAACAAAAAATGCGGAAGCTATTCAAAGCGCAGAAGACAACTATAAGGCATATACTGATGCAATTGTTAACGGAGTCATTGATTATAACCCAGACACAATTGCTGCAATGCAAGAGCAGTTATCCGCAATCCGCAAGAATCTTTACTCTTCTGATGGCGAATATGAACAAGTTGTTCTTGAACCTGTTCTTGACAATCAAGCAGTAAAGCAAGTATCTACTTAGCTTTATAGCGTATTGGCTAATGGCGATATTGAAGATGCAACAAGTTTAATTTCCGATTCTATTAAAAATGAGTTAATGCTCGCAGGCATTAGCGTAGACGAGTTTTTAACTTATCTTGATAATAGAGTAGATAAGACTAAAGCCGCAGTTGAAGAAAAGTTCTCTGATTTTAATTTCGATGAATTAACCGGCGAAGATTGGAATATCTTAGCTACTGTCAATCTTAATAATTTTGACACTGTTGAAGAATTAAAAGACTTTTTAGATAATTATAAAATCAATAATATCAATGTTGATGTTAGTGGCATTGATGAACTTAAAGATTTACTGGACACTTTAAATACAAGTCAAAGCGCGCTCGAAACCGCGTTAAAAGCCTATAAAGATCAAGAAGGCTATTTAACTATGGATCAAGTCCAAGAGTTGATTAATGCCGATGAAAGTTACGCACAATATATCGTTAAGGTCGGAGATGCTTATAAGTTAACTAATCAGTCTCTACAAGCACTTCTAGATTCTGAGCGTCAAGAGGAACAAATTCTTGACGCGACTATTGAATCTATGAAAGATAAATATGCCGTTAATACTGACTATGTTTAGAATTATGTTAGTATGTGGGATGAACTAGTTGAGCGTGCTAGTGAAGCTGATGCGGTAGATAATTATAACTTCGCAGATCAAAATGATGCTGACAGATTTAAGGAAAGAACGCGGGCTTTAAGCGAAAATGCATAGGCTTATCGTGACGGAAAGATTTCTGCGGAAGAGTATTTCTCTGCTATTAATACTAGAATTAGTGATATTAACGCTGGCTTCCAAGAGTTAAATAAAGAGATTGATGATAATGTCGATCAAACTGATTTGTATGAAGCTACTCTTGTTGCAGCGACCGGGTCTGTAGCTGATGGATTGGTAGATTTAAATAAGCAATTTAAGTCTGGCTCTATTAACATGGATGCGTATTATAAAGGTACTATTGCAGCGACAAAAACCTTAATTAGTGCGCAAAGCAAGCTTGATAAAAATATTACTAAAAATGCTGATGGCACTTGGGAACTCAAAGAAGGAGTCGATAGAACTACCGTTTCCGCTGAAGATTATGAACGAGCCATTTCTGATATAACTAATCTAAATGCTTGGGAGAAACAAGTTGCTCAAGCGGAAGATATGACCGGAGTTGTTGATAGTTTAGTAGATAATTATAATTATTTAGTACAATATGCCGATAGTTTTGGCGCTATTGATTTTACTATTGATAATAATTTTGATACTACGGCGCAGCAATTCTAGGATATGTGTTCTAGTATCGGGGCAGAATTAACCAATCTTGAACAAACCAATACTGAATCTTATAAACGTATTTTACAAGGCGTATTAGATTAGGGAATAACTTTAGCGAATGGATTAAATACCAGTTCTGCTGATTTGATGCGAGCAATGTCGACTGATGCCAGCGTTGCTAGTGCAGTTATCAATTCTACCATGCATGAAAGTGCAGGTACAATTACATCAGTATCTTAGGCGGCTGGCAGTGTTATCTCTGCGTTAGGAGATTTAATTTCTAATTTTGATTATGAATTAAATTTCACTCCTTTTGTAAAATCTTGGGGCAAGTTGTAGATTGAAGATTGGTTAAAGGGTAAAGCAACACTACCTTTTGAATTACCAACCTTGGGTCTAACAGTATCTGGTCAAGATAACGGAGGTTCAATTTCAAACTTTGTAAGCGCCCTTTCTGAAGCCGGTAGTTATCTATCTTCATAGGGTACTGGTTCAGGACAAAACGGCATTTACGATTACGGTCAAGAGCCTGCAAATTTTGATCCGAATGGAGTTCTCGACCCTAATAGAGTTGGTTCTAATAATATTAGAGGTTCTAAAGGCGGCAGTAAAGGTAAGACTTATGACAAAGAGGATTTAAAGACTCTTCAAGAAGTTGAAGACCGTTACCATGAGATCAATCGAGAAATCTAGAGACAGGATGATTTGCTTGATGATTTAAGTAACACTACGGATAGAGCTTGGGGAACCGATGCTATTGATGGTTACGAGAATGAAATCAAGGCTCTTGAGAAGCAACAAGAACTTTATAATCAAAAGCTGAAAGAAGCACAGAATTATTTAGTTCAAGATTCTGCCCTAGTTAAGAAGTATTTTGCAGACGCACAAATTGGCGCAGATGGTGAAATCACTAACTACGAGGATCTATTAAGAGAGAATCTTAATCTCTATAATGCCGCAGTTGAGCGTTATAATCTTGCTGTTGCTGGTAAGACTTTAAGCGAAGAAGAGCATACTGCTCTTAAGAATCAACTTGATGCAGAGAAGAAACTCTTTGAACAGCGCCAGAAAGCACTTGAGCAATATGAAAGTACTCTAGATGTAGTTCGTGATACCACAGATAATATTCAAGAAAATGCTCGTTCTATTGCTGACAAGAAGCTTGAGGAAATCAAGTTCAAGATGGAGATTGTCCTAGATGTAAAGTCTATGAAAGATGCCGTCAGAGACTTGTCTAAAGAAATTGCCGAAATGTTTGGTGATGCATTAACCCATGGTCTTGAAAGTGCTAAATTATCTGCGGGAGGCGCGCAAGCTGAGGCGGCATTACTGCCTAGCTATCAAGAGGAATGGAATTCTCTTAAAAAGCTTTATGAAAGCACTACAGATGATGCGGATAGACGAGCTATCATGGATGAAATCCAGAGTCTGCAAGGTAATATTGTGGATTCTGCGAAAGCCATTGCAGAATGGGCAAACTCTATTGAGGATATTATCCCAGATGCTGTTGATGCCGCTTCTGAGAGATTTGCAGCATTTACTGATCAGTTAGAGCATAATACTTCTGTACTAGATACTATTAAAGAACTTTATACTTTACAAGGTGTAACTTATAAGACTGCGGAAGGATTTAATCGTCTCCAGAAAAATAGCCAAGAAAAACTAAACGCTCAGTTAGCATCTGCTAAACTGCAAAGAGGCTGGTACGAACAGGCTGCTTAGAGATTAGAGGAAGCGCAAGCAAAACTCGATTCTCTTGGTGGAGATGAAACCGATTTGCGCTACGATGCTTATAAGAAAGCAAGAGACGCATATCTAGAAGAGTTTAATAAAGCTCAAGAAGCTTATCTATCTTCTGCTCAAAAAGCAATGGAAACAGCCCAAGCTATGTATCTCCAGCAAATCGAGAAAGCTGTCTATGAGTTTGGCCAAGCGGTATCTAATGGTGTTGGTCTTGACTTGCTACAAGATAAGTACGATCATTATATTGAGCAAAATGAACGTTACTTTGATAAAGTAAATGAAGCATATCAAGTATCCGCTTGGTATAACAAGCTTCAGCAAGACATCGACAACACTACCAATTCTGCGCACAAGGAAAGATTAAAAGCTCTCCAAGAGGAAATTAATCAACGCAGAGAAGGTAATAAGCTATCTCAGTATGACCTTGATATTCTCAATGCTAAATATCAAGTATTACAGGCTCAAATGGCTCTTGAAGATGCTCAAAATGCTAAGGACCAAATTGAGTTAGTAAGAGATAGTCAAGGTAACTGGAACTATCAATTTACTGCTAACCAAGATGATATTGCCAAGGCTCAGCAAAATCTTCTTGACGCAGAGAATGATTGGTATAATATCGCTAAACAACAGGTAACTGATGTAACTGGCGAGATTGTTTCTACTTGGAAAGAGTGCCAGGATAAGATTAAAGACATCTATTCTGATATGACACTCACCGACGAAGAGCGTTCAGCATAGGCTCAAGAAATCTATAAGTATTATAGCGAGAAGATTAAGTACCTCGAAGAGGAAAAACAAAACGCAATCGCTGATATGACAGAAGCAGGTAATAAGAACTTAATTGATAATGCAATTATCACAGGCGATACTATTACCGACTTAACTGGTATTACATCAGAAGAATTGAAGCAATTAGTAGCCAATTCCGGTGAAAGCGTTGCTGATATTTTGATGAAGAATAGCGAACAACTAAAAGAGATTGCGGGTAACAATACCGATCTTATCGACAAGTTCAATAATACTTATGCCAAAGATCTTGACGACATGACTCAAAATACCACGAATTTTGAGGACGAACTCCGCAAGTTATTAGATCAAGCGCAACGAGATTTTGATAACTATAAGGATAAAGTTCAAAATGTCGCCTCTGAAACTGGTACTACTCTTGATAACTTAGCGCAAGAAACTGATAAGGTTTCTGAAGCTACTGATCAATTAAGAGAGCGCGGCGATGAAGCTAAGGATACTTTGTGGAATATGATTGATGCGGCTCAAAATGCTTCTGATGGTTATTTAGAGTTAGCACAATCTATCTGGGATACCGTTGAAGCATTGCGTGCTCTTGCTTCTCAACAAGCTCAATTTGCAGCATCTTCTTCTTCTAAAGGCAATTCTAGTAAGGGTTATGATCCAAATACCGATTATTCTGGTGTTATTATGGATGGTATTGCTAATGGATGGTTAGAATATGGAAGTAAAGAATATAAAGAATTAACAAGCCAACGTGAAAATAAAATTGATGATATGGGATTAACAAAAGAATATTTTGGAACTCGTGGCGATGCGGCAGATAACCGTTATAAAGATTCTACTTCTGTTGGTCAATATGAAAGTGAAGAAGAATGGAAGAAAAAAATGCAAGCATTGGGCGTTCCTGGGTTTGCTACTGGTGGATATACTGGTATATTTGATGATGCGAAACTCGCTTTCCTTCATCAAAAGGAATTGGTGCTAAATCAAAGTGATACCGAGAATATTCTTGCAGCAGTTCAAGCTGTAAGAACTATCGGCACAGATTTGTTTAAGTCTATTGAGAAATCTCTTGACGGTAATGCGATCGCGGCAATGGCTCTTATGGGTCAGAAGCTTAATCCAGTCGCTACTACACCAATTCAAGATTCTATTGAGCAAACTGTTCATATTGATAAAGTAGAGTTCCCGAACGTGACTAGCCGCACTGAAATTGAGGAAGCATTTATTAGTCTTACTAATGATGCGGCACAGTGGGCTAGAAGAAAGACTTAATAAGGAGAGCTTTTTAGCTCTCCTTATTAAAGGAGTGAAAGGAGATAAACATGAATAATATATCTGAACAGCTATTGCAAGCTATGGATATTATTACGGAAGAAAGGCTAAGATAGTTAAAATATGACAAAACTATCCAAGCCACCGTTTATTCTATTGTAGATGTAGATGCTGGAGAATACAAAGTTAGATATAACGGCAATATCTTTTCCGCATTTAGTGAGGATACTAGCAAAAGCTATTCTATTAAAGACGTGGTTTATGTCAAGGTGCCAGAAGGTAATTTTTCTAATAAGAAGTTGATTACTTCTTTAGTAACTGCAAAGTCTTTATCTGACGCTTAGCTATCTGATTTAACTAATTCTGTATTTGAAGTATCTCCTACTTTTGATGCATTGTACGATGGAGCTTATGATGCTTCACAAAGTTATGGAGTCATTGCGGGAACGCCAACTGGATAGATCGGAAGTTCTACTTATATTTTTCAAAACAGCGAAGAATATGAGTAGAATGGGTATCACGGTCTATTTCAACAATACTCTAACAATTATGAATATATTCGCTTGAAAGCCTCTTTCTTAACTTAGTTCCATAATATCCATAATAAAGGTAATTATGGTATTGAAGTTGAGTTTTATACCAAGGATAATAGTAGCGTAAAGTATAGACTAGATCTCTAGAACTTTAATGGTAATCCTTATGGATTCTCAGTCTACTCTCCACAGTAGATTATCCTTAAGGCGCAGAAGAACTATTTGATGGGACTTAAATCTATTAGATTATTTGAAGAAGACTTTGTCTATGATAAAATTGTTAAGAATGGCATAGTTACAGATGAAGAGAATAGAACTGTTGCTAATATTTTTGTGAAAGATATTTCTCTTCAATATGTTGATATGCAAGATTTAAGTGATACGACTTATTATCTTACGATCTCTGCTCCTAAAGGTATCGCTTTTACGGATAAAGTATCTAGCTTAAATTTAGTTGGACGCTTAATTTATAATGGTGAAGACATTATGGATAGTAAGAAATGCGTTTGCCAATGGTATGAGAGAGATTTAAGCGTGATTGTTGGTAGCGATGAATATAGCAAGTCCGCAGGCTTCGGATGGAAAAAGATTATCGGATAGACATCTAGTTCTCTTACTCTTGATGCAACTGATATTCTATATCAATAGAAGTATAAGTTAGTAGTCGTCTATAATGATAGTATTACTCTAACTGCGGAAATCGCTATATGGAATCGTAATGCAAGTTATGATTATTCTATTGAGCAAGTTACTGACGGAGCTGATATTAAACTACAGATTAGAAATAATGCTGATAGTGAGTCTTTGGTGGGAGATTGGTACTTGTCTTATCCAGATGATAGTTACAGCTCTATGCCGGAAGGAGAAAAGAAGTCCGAGATTGTCGTAAGTTCTTATTTGCAATACAGTTCTGTGACTTTCTATTGCATGGTGTATAATTCTGCAGGATAGTTTATCGGAACTTTAGAACATACTATTGTGAATAGCGAAAGCGAAGATGATGTAACTATTAGTTATATCGGTGAAGATTCCTTTAGATATGATGCTAATGGCGATATTTCTATTGAAGATGCAGAGAAAGAAAGAACTCTATAGGTTAATTTAGCCTGGAAGGAAGGATTCGGCACTTCTTACTTTGTGTCTTGGTTAATGAAAGATACGAATAATAAAGAGTACGAGATTCCTACCTCTAAAGAGCATGCTTATAGTCCTGATAACTCCATGCTTGAGAATATTTGGGTTGACAAATATAATATTTTACACTACAATATTAAATAGAAGTATAGAGTTAATTTCAGTAATAATACAGTTATTGTAAAAATAAGAACGATTACAGAATCTATTTATCTATTTAATAAAGAGATTCTTTGTTTGAAAGATGGCGACTAGGGAACCAATGGTACTACTTATATTACCGCGATTCGTCCATGTAATTCAGACGGCGTAAAGTTAAGTGGACTACAGCCTTTAAGATATAATAATGGATGGACTAATGATATTAGGGTTCGTTGTTATGTTTATAAAGATGGAGAATTGATTAACGGTAATAGTAAGTATTCTATTACCTATAAGTGGTAGGGAACAAACGTTACGGTAGAGAATAAAGAAGTGGTTACTGATTCCGTTGATCGAGTTTTAGTGCGCGGTATACCTGCGATTTCCGCGAATACCCCTAACGCAGAGTTAGCTTTTTATGTGAGAGTTCAAGTTACTATTAAAGATGATAATAGCTCGGTTGATATCTACGCTTCTTATCCTCTTGATGTTATCGTTGGTTCTACCTTGGCAAGTGCTATTGATATTGACACTATTCCATCTTATATCAAATATAATTCTTCTGGTTTAACCCCATCTTTCTATAGTAACGATATTAACTTCTATTATAATGATGTAGCTTATAATGATAATATTACTTCGTTAAATACCAATATTCTTACTATTAAGACAGACAATGGTAAAAAATATTTAGAACCAGCTTCTAGCTTTATCTTTGAGAATATTAAGAATAATGATTAGAGCAATATCGGTGTATTAAATCTTGCTATTCCAAATAGTAATGATAGATTAATTCATCCAATTATCATGTATCTTGATACTTATGGTAATGAAGCTATCAACGGTTGGGATGGAACAGCTCTTGATACTGGCGATGGAGAATATGTATTCGCTCCACAGGTTGGTGCAGGAACAAAAGATAGCCAAAATAGATTTACTGGCGTAGTCATGGGTAAAGATAGTGGCCAAGACAAAGTAGGTTTATATGGCTATCAGGAGGGCGTTAATACTTTCGGTTTAATGGAAGATGGTACCGCGTTCTTCGGAGCTTCTAGTGGAGGCGGCCGCATTGAAATTAACGGTAAATCTGGTTCTATTAAAGGTGGCGGTGGGGGAAATAATTCCGCTGGTATGACTATCAATTTTGCCGATCTTAATCCTGGTAATAATACTACCGCGATTAAGATAGGTGGAGGAGTTTTTGAAGTTACATATAATGGTACTTTAAAAGCAACCTCTGCGACTATTGAAGGTTAGATTTTTGCTCAGTCCGGTAAGATTGGTTGCACTAGTAGAAATAGCAATGATGGTTGGACTATCGAGAAAAATAAGTTATATAGTGGAAGTGGAGCAACAAGAGTAGAACTAAATAGCGATAAAGATGAAGAGTTTGCTATTTGGGCCGGGGCTACAAGTTCAACTTCTGCAAAAGATAGCTATTTTGCAGTTTCTAAAAAAGGTTCTCTCTACGCTAAGGAAGGTAATATTGGCGGATGGACCCTTAAGAGTAGATCTCTCTCTAGCAATAACAATAAAATTGGTATGGCTAGCTCTGGTTCTTATGTATTTTGGTCTGGTGCAAATACCGGCAATCCAGGTGATACTCCAGATTTTAGCAATAGTGGTACCTACTTCTATGTTACTAATGGCGGAAAACTCTCTTGCAAGAACGCAGAAGTGCGTGGTAACATTACCGCAGATAGACTTGAATGTGATAATGGTGAGATCGGTGGATGGACTATTAGTAGTAGTTCTCTACGAGGCGGAAGCACTTATCTATATTCTAGTGGTCGAATCGTTTGTGATGACCTCAATTGTGATGGTGGTAGTATTGGTGGTTGGACAATTGGAGAAGATTCAATCTCTGCCAGTGGTACTATTTTACAAAGTGATGGTAACATTTATACTAGGTTAGGTAGAATTGGTCTGGTCGAAGGAGAAGATAGCCAAGGTACTACTTATAACTTTGGAATGTAGGCAACTGGCGGTAATGGAAGTGTTATCATTCAAGCGACATATGGCAATGGTAACGTAGCTCTACGTGCCGCGAATTATATTATCTTAAATGGTAATAGACTTACTTGCACAGTGCCAGCCGCTAATCAGTCTGGCATTTATGCAAGATTTGCTTAAGGAGGGATAAATAATGCCGAGTGCTTCTCTTACTTTTGTCAGTGCAAGTCGTTCTAGTGTGCGAATTAGTTATGATGGAAGTGGGTGGTATATCCCTGCTAATGAGCCTGAACACAGTTCTGGATGGTCTACTGTAACAAGTACAGATACTAAACAAGTTTAGTAGAAGACCGTCACTTAGGTAGTTTATGATGTTGCTGGCTGTACTACTACTTGGCATTGGAGTTTTAGTGGTGGCAATGGTGGTTCTAGTTCTGTTAAGACTGGAACCATTACCATTGGTGGAATGACAGCAGGATCGAGAGGTAGCGTCACAGGAAGGCTCTCAGCTACAAGAAGTGCAAAACAAAAAAAAGAAGTTTATACACGCACTCGAACTCGTACTAAAACGACAGAAAAAGATGATAAAGGAAATACTACTACTAAGTATGGAGAGTGGAGCGATTGGAGTGAATCGGGTCCAAGAACAACATATAGCTCCGCAAGCAGTAAGAATTTAGGTTCTGCATCTGATACTTTAGTATTTTATACAAAGCCAGCTGAGTTTTCATGGGGTAGTGGCGTAGCTACTGATAAAACTATTTAGGTGTCTGGCGGGCTTTCAGCTAATAAGTGGAATACCTTAGTTGCTAGAGTGAAATAGCGAAAAAATTGGGAGAATCAATCTGGCGGAGCCAATTATAGTGATGCGGAAGTTAGCTCTGGTGAATTAGTAACAGCCGCTAAATATAATATTTTAGCCAGAGCACTTGGCGTAAGCCAAGTGACAGCGCACACAGATAGAACTACTGGTACGCTTATTACTGCTAGCGTATTTATTGCATTATAGACTGCGGTTAATGCATGAGTTAAAGGAGATAACCATGTTAAATAAAGATATTGTCACGATGTACCGTGGGTTAACAAGCTTGGCTTCCGATCTGGAAACCAAGCTTCCCGCGAAGGTATCATTTGCTATTGTCAGGAATATTAAGCTTTTAGCTCCTATTGTTGAAGATATTGATTTTGCTCGTCAATCAGTTGCAGCAACTTATGGAGTAGAAGTCGAGGGTGGATACAGTATTCCTGAATAGCAAATAGATACAGTTAATTAGGAGTTAACTGCGATTGCGGAAACAGAAGTTGATGTTCCTATTGTTAAAGTTAAAATGTCAGATATTGAGAACTTGAATATCTCTGTTGGTATCGCAGAAGCTCTTGAGTTTATGGTAGAGGAAGAGATTTAAGTCTCTTCCTCTTTTCTTTTTGCTTGGACGGATTTAATTATCTTAACCAAAGCAATTTTTATAATATATAGAGTTAGAGAAAAAGGAGGCGCGGAATATGCCAATTAGTATTTATCCGCCTACTTTATAGAGTACATAGCCTGCATTTTTAGCCACTACGCCAGACTATGAAATCAAATATACTCTATAGAAGGTGACAAGTGCCGAGACTATTAAACATATTCAAATTCGAGTAGTTGAATAGCGCTCAAATTCTAGTATTGTAAATACTTCGAAATACCCAGATAATATTATCTATAAAAATGTGGATTTGACTAAAGAGTCTAGCCCTTATGGAATTAAAATCTTGGCTGCGGACTTGCGGAAATCTTGGTCACCGGGCGTATGTTATAAGATCCAGTTACGCTTTGGGTCTACTAATTTTCCTACTGATTTAAGTTCTTTTGCCGCATGGAAGAAAGAATAGATTAACAATCAAACTTTTTCTGAGTGGTCTACAGTCATGGTTATTAAAGCTATCGCGCAACCAGAAATTTATATCGAGAATGCCGGTGCTTTAAGAACAGATGTTATTGCTAGTAAGTAGACAGAAGCTAGCTTAACTCCATTATTTGTAGGAGACTATATTGATAATGCTTCTGAGGAACCATTGGAGAAATATAAGTTTGATTTATATGATGAAACTGGAACAGAGTTAATCGAGTCATCAGATTGGATTCAAGCGGTTAGCGGTAAGAATAATTCTTACCGATTTAAGACTATGTTAACAAATAACGAATCTTATAAAGTTTATTTCTCTATTGTAACGCGTAATGGATATGAAGCAAGAGTATCCTATGATTTCCAAGTTGTTAAAGTATATTTGGAGGCATTAGAAGGCGTGACAATGCGGGTAAATGATACAGATGTCTATTGTCGTGAAAATGGGTGTATACGAGTTTATCTAACTGCAAAGAATCCATTAACTGGATGCTATGTACTTACTCGCGCATCTGAAGAAAGTAATTATCAAGTATATGAGGATTTAAAATATTTTAACTACTTTGAAGAAACTCTTAACGATAGCCTAATTTATACAGATTTTATTATCGAGAGTGGCGTCAAATATAAGTATGCTTTCTAGTATCAAAATTCTCAAGGATTGCGGAGCGCACCTTTACAGGAAAATGGCTCTCCTATCCCAGCGAGAAGTGTTGATTTTGAATACTCTTATCTCTATAGAGATGGAGTGCAGTTGCGCTTAAAATATAACCAAAAGCTCAGTAGTTTTAAGCATACGGTACTAGCAAGCAAGCAAGACACCCTCGGAGACCAATTCCCGCATTTAGCGAAGAACGGTTATGCTTATTATGCCGAATTTCCAATTAGCGGTTTAATTAGCTTTTAGACGGATGAAGACTAGACTTTCTTTACTTTGGGAGCAGATGGTTATTATTATAATAATGAATTAGTAATTCCTAAAGATAAATTTAGTGTATCTACAGCGACAAGAGGAGAGGCTGCTATTCCTTCTTATCTTGCTATTGATACTAATATTACTGATGATAATATCTTTGTAGAGCGCAAGTTTAGAGAGAAAGCGGAATAGTTCCTTAATGACTTTACCTATAAACTCTATAAATCTCCTACTGAAGGAAATATTATTATTGGTTTAATGAATGTATCAATGACTCCTAATGCATCTCTAGGACGCATGATTTTTGAGTTCTCTGCTACCGCATATGAGGTTCTAGAGAATACGCTCGAAAATCTTGATGAGATTGGCATTACCGATATTGGAGTTTTCACTAATGAAGTATCTACTGAAAAGCAATCTGCATTTGGTCAAATTAGTGGTATTTATTCAGAATGTCCTGACGGGAATGATATCTATGCTTTAATTAAGCAATAGGAAGAAATTGCAGTTGGTGATGGTCGATATAAACTATCTCTTGTTAGTGTTGATTCTTTTTGGATTGAGAGATATCCAACTATAGACTTTGATGGCAAGATTTACGAATTAGAAGCAAAGAAAGCTGAGCAAGAGCAAGCTGGAGAAGATACTAAAGAGACAGAGGCTGAACTCACTCGTTGGGCGGCTCTAAAAGAAGCCGCCGGTAATGCTCCATCTTCTGCGGTTAAACTTGCTGTTAATGGAACAGATATTATAGTTGCGCCAAATAGGTTATATAGCGTCCGAGAGGGTGTTAGCTCTTTAAGTATGAGATCTGTTAAATATCCTATTATTGTGAATTATGTCTGCTCTTTGACAAGAGAAAGAAACGATGAAGTTGGCGAAGTAGAGTCTATTGATACTTCTCGTATTTGGGGTCAGATTTCTGGCATCTTTAGCGGAACTGATAAAGTCTTGAAGAATTATAAGTATTACTATGGGCCTGGCGAGACTCCATATCGCATCTATAGCGATTCAACTGTGGAGGAAGATAAGCTAGGTCGTATCTTAGTAGATAATACGAATTATAATGTCTATAAGACTGTCAATCTATACGATATTATAGAAGAAGAAACTCGCAAGCAAGTAGAGTTTATTTATAATATTCAAGGTGGATTTGAACAAGATGAAGATGGGAAATGGACGAATGGAATTATTTATTATTCTTTCTCTGATATTACTTCCTTCGACATTGAAGCAGACCCACAGACTATCTTATATATTGGTCAAAAGAAAGATGGTAGCGATAAACATCCAGTTATGCTTGGTCCAACGGGTCGATATACCCTTAGCCCGATGGATGGTATGATTAAGTATATTGCTTTATAGAAACCTCAATTCGCGGTTATTAACTACAAATGTTTGACCGCACAAACAACAATGAAGTATAGCAAAGAAAGGAGTTAATATTCATGTTTGAGTATCTTAATGACATGGATTTTCTAACCTAGTTAGATAAATTGCATATGCGAGTATAGTATGCAAAGATTATCCTCCTTTCTTTTAAGGATGAAGAACCCATTAAAGAGATTTAGGGTTCTATCACTAGTGGTAACTTGAGTGTTAATGGTTCTTCCGCAATTAGAAGAACCATTAACCTTACTATGCTTGCTTCTATTGATAATAGTAATCTTGAGGATATTGATAATGAGATTTCTATTAACAAGAAGATTAAAGTTTTAATTGGTTATGATAATCCATTAAAGTCTTATAAAAACTATGGAGATATTATTTGGTTTCCTTGTGGCTTGTTTGTTTTATCCTCTGCTAATATTAGTCGCTCTACTAGTGGTTGGAATATTTCTATCACTGGTAAAGATAAAATGTGTTTATTAGACGGAACCGCAGGTGGCACTTTGCCGGCATCAATAACTTTCCATGAAAGTCTTGTTTAGCTTGATAATGGAGACGTAGAGATTCAATATCCTACTATCTTTCAAATTATCTATGAAGCGGTAAATCACTGGGGTGGAGAAGCTATTGAGAATATTATCATTACTGACATTGATGAAGAGATTAAGATGTTAGTAAGATATATGGGAGATAAGCCAGTATATTTTTCCAATGACTACTAGAGTTTAAGCTTTGAAGCGCAAGAAGATTATCCGCATATGTTTAGTTATGGACAAGATGCTGGATATAAGTATACCGATTTTACCTATCCAGGAGAGTTGGTATTAAATGCAGGAGACACGGTAGTAACTTTATTAGACAAGATTGTTAGCACTCTCGGTAATTATGAATATTTTTATAATATAGATGGTAAGTTCGTATTTCAAGAGATTAAGAACTATCTCAATACCGGTAGTCCGTTATTAGAGTTAAGTCCAGAAGATTATGTGCGCTCGTATAATAATGCAAAGTTTTTATACTCGCTTACCGATCTTGACACGACAACCGCGATTACCCGCAATCCTAAGTATGATAATGTGAAGAATGACTTTTATGTTTGGGGCAAGCGTAAGACTTCAACCGGCGTAGAGGTATCTATCCGTTATCATCTTGCTATTGATGATAAGCCAGATATTGACTTGGCTATGTAGAATATGTGGGAAGTAAAAGATAAGAAATCTAATCTTATCGTTCGCTATGACTTCAATACTATTGATGATTATAGTGTAGAGGGTTATACAGTTACCTTAGTAGGTACTCCATGCGATGAATGGAGAGAAGAGCTATATCGTCGTGCTCTTAATGCTTAGGTGTCTAATAGTGTTTATGATAATTATTATGATTCAGAGTTAATTGCGGAGTGGCGTAATTTATATAACCCAATGAACAAGAATTGGGATGCTACAAATCATTGGAATCCTGACGTGTTTAATGATCCAGGTTCTATTAACTTCTGGCTAGATTTTATAGATACTAGTTCTGCCCTTGGTAAGTATTCTATTAAGAATATTGGCCGTAGGACTAAAGTCGTTAATAATAATGACATAAAAACCGTATATAATAGCGAAGTTCCTGATGTTGTATTTATTGAAGGATTAGATTAGGACTTAATTGTTAAATATCAAGGAATTGGTTAGAGATTCTTTATTCTAACTAATGAATACTATGATATGTTCTCAATAAGCACTACTGGAACTAGTTGCTTTGACCAAATCCGAGAAATGATGTATTAGAACTTATGTTATAATACTACTATTTCTTTAACCTGTTTGCCGAAATATTATATAGAGCCTAATAATATAATTAGGGTTGAAGATAAAGATAGCAATATCTATGGTAACTATTAGATTACCCAATATTCTTTACCTCTCACTTATAATGGCACTATGAGTATTACTGCGACAGAAGTTTTAACACGAGTATAAGGAGGAGAGGGCGATGTCTGCTATTGGACAAATCTACTATCGTGTAGTAGATACAAGTAGCACTGGCGATGGAAAACATTATATTTCCTCTGGAATTGATATTTACAATGACATTGTAAATGCTTCTAGCGCTAAATAGTTTACCAAAGTTGGTATTCAGGCTCCACCCGGAGCGCAAGTTGTCATGAATGCTAGTAAGACTATCATGATTGGTCGCACTGGTATTTATGAGCTTGATGAAGATATTGTTATTACAAGTATGAAATTCGTTCGTCCTACAGTTTATATTAAAGACGAAAAAGAATCAGAAAGTAAAAAACAAGAAGGCGAGAAGATTATCAAAGAGGCTAAGGCGGCTCTTGAAGCTGCTATCGCTGCATTAGGAGAAGAGCCTACTGACCCAACTTCTGATGCTTATAAGACCTATTGGAATGGGTATAATGAAGCCAATGAGACTTACATTGCTGCATTTCAAAAGGGTAGTGCAATTTTAAATCAAGGTCTAAACGGAGTTTACAAAGAAGATAAAACTGTTATTGGTGAGTTAGATAACGTAATTGTAGACTTTATTTACGATCCACTCTAGGGATAAGGAGGTATAGACATGCAATCTTTCTACGGAGGTCCTGCTGGACAGAGCTTCGAGATTAAAAAGATATTTGAGTCTTATTATGGTCCTGATGGAGCGCAAGTTGACTTAGATAAAGGATGGGCATCTCCTATCTCTGTGGGCGAATTTGTTATGGTATCTTATGGCTTGCCGTCTGATGCTACATACATGACCCGCATGAATTATGACTTAAAAGCGGGAAATAAACAAAATTTAAATTCTACTTTATGGTAGAAAGTATATGACGAATCTGCGGGAGAGGGTAGTGGTCTTAGTTATAAGCTCATTTCTTCTTGTACTGGTAATACTCCAAAGATTAGTATTACGACACCGGCAATCGTACTTCATGCGAATGAGCAACCAGATGTTGAAACTGATTTATCTAATCAAGATATGCCAGTTATTCAATTTAAGTTGCCAAGAGCATAGGTACTGTCAATGCCGCAAGAAGCAACCGTTCTAAATGCGAATGAAAAGCCAAGTGTTGAGTATAACGATGATGATATTGACCATCCAACTGTGCATTTTAATATTCCGCAGTCTCAAGTAATTGATTAGGTTACAGTTGATGTGATTGGCGTTGGGGAAGAACCAAAGGTCAGACTTGATTTAACTGATATTAACCGACCTGTACTTAAATTCCAATTACCTGTAGCTCAGGAATTTTTAGATAGTAATATTCTTCACGAAGTATTAAATGCTGATGCTGAGCCAACTGTGAGTTTTGGTTATAGTGAAGAAGATACTCTCCACGAGCATCCTATTTTGACATTTTCTCTACCTCGTAGCCAAGTAATGGCTGCACCAGAGACAGTTACTAGAGCGCCAGACTTTGAACCCAAAGTAACTAATGTTGGAACAGTTAATGCGCCTAAGCTACATTTTGACTTGCCTCGTGCAGTTAAATTCTATTATGGTAGTTTATTAGGACAAAAAACCGGTAAAACATACACTCTTACCGATCCACTTTTCGCCAATTATGGAGTTGGAGATTACTATATCAATGAAGCTACTGGTTTCATTTATAAAGTAACTAGCAAGACGGATGATACTACTTGTGTCTTTGAATATCAAGCAAGTATTTAGCAACCACTACCAGTGATCAAAGCTAGTGCCATTGCTCCTTATACCGAAGGCGATGAGGGATTTAAACCTGCGGTCCCGCTAGTTGAAAGGACACTAACAAACGCGGAAGGTACCGAATGGCAGCTTGAATTTAAGCTCCCATAGGCTCCGAAGCCCGCGGTTTCTTCTACTTTTGTTGGTTCAACAGAACAAGGCTCTGTTACTTCTGCTATTACTAGTGAAGACACAGTAACCTTTACTTTCAAGATTCCAACTGGTAGTAAGCTATTCGCAGGTCTTGAGATTACTGCTGATGGAGCAACTACTGCTATTGATGGCGCGAGAATCGGAGATATTTATCTCAATAGCGAGACTGGTGTTTTGTATACTTTAACCACTAATAGATGGAAAGCTAGTGAGAAAAGTATTAAAGGTCCTGTTGGTGATGCTCTTAATATTGAAGCTGAATATCATTTAACTGAAACTGCGGAGTTTGCTGCTAGTTTAGCCAACGGTGTCACTTATATTCAGGAACACTATTCTGGCACTATTGATTCTCATAAAATCTTTGCTATTACTTGGGCCTTGCTTGATAATGGTGGAGACGTATCTTATTGGTATTATAAGACTAATACTGGTGAGTGGGATAGAGCACAGTTAACTGGCGGTGTTTCTAGTTTAATCGAACAGTCTTATAAGGAAAATGTTGACAATAAGACTTACTCAATCAATTATATTAACTCGCTGATTGGCGGCGATGGAGATACATCAAAAACGGCTTATTCTAAAGATTAGGTATAGAGCCTTGTTTCATGGGGATCTTTCCAAGACCTTATAGAAAAGCCTTGATTAAAGGGAGGATTTAATAATGGCTTTATTTAAGATTTATAGAGGCGAGGAAGAGCTTCTCACTCAAATCCCCATGCATGAGGGATACGCCTATTTCTGCGAGAATACAGGCAATCTGTTCATTGATATTTCTAATACTACTGGTGGACGTGTTCAAGTTAATGCATATGCGGCTTCTATTTTAAAGAAAGACACTAAAGAGATTGACATTGATGATATCTTTCTTACTAATATGACTGCTACTGTTGCACAGGGTGGTACTGGACAGAAAACTTTAACAGTTAATGCTTTACTGCTAGGTAATGGTACTGATGCAGTTAAGATGGTATCTATCGAGAACGGTGCTATTGTAACTGGAGATTCTACTAAGGGTGTTTCTGGTTTGTTAGGCACTGGAGCATTATTCGCAGAGGTTTCTGGTGTTCCAAAGTTCGGTACTCTACCTATTAAAGCTGGTGGTACCGGTGCTACAACCGCGGCGGCCGCGAGAACTAACTTAGATGTGTATAGTAAGAGCGAGACAGACAATAAGATGGATGAAGTAACTACCGTTTCTTATACAGTTACTCTTGCTCAAGCCAACTGGGTACATTCTGGAGATACTTATACCTATTCTTATAGCAATACTAATTTGAAGTGTGGTAAGAATGGTAATGTACCTCCAATCATTTCCTGGATTAGTAACCACGATGACTATAACAAGATTGATGATGCACAAGCGACGGTTGGGTCTGGTATTACCTTCACAGCCAGCAAAGCTATTGAGGGAGATATTGAAATCGTCATTATCGACGTAAAATAAATAAAAAAAAATAGGGGAGAACCTTTAATTAAGGTTCTCCCCTATTTTTTGTTTTAATGGCAAACTTTGTCTTTGAGGTGATAGTGCGGGATCTCCTCGCCAAACCATTTCCACCGGAGATAGTCGTCAAGGAAGATAGCTACAAGAGCTAACCCGAACCATGCGAATGAGAAAGGAAGACAAACTTGCCCCAATATATTGAAAGGTAAGCTTGAGTAGTCCCAAATTCCTAGTTTTAGAACTATATTCAAGATTACGCCGAATACAAATTCAAGTGAGGTAACTATCGCGGCTCCAATAGCCCCTTGTTTAATGATAGACATTTCCCAAGGTATAACCTCGTTTATTTCTCCAATAAGAACGAAACAAAGTCCGCCCAAGAGAAACATTGACCAATGTATCATGCCACCACTGATGAAAGTCTTAAACAAGAACTCTATAATAAAATATAAAGAACCTCCAACAGTGAATAAGGTAAGAAACTTATTCAGCTTGGTCCGCATAATCTAACTCTACTTGTTCTAGCTCTTCTAAAGAAGATGCTCCATAAATAGAGATTTTATATTGCTGCATTTTACGATACATTGGATATACAGCCGCAGAAATGGACATAGATAATGCAACAAGATTCTCTAATGTCCAAGGCTAGCACTCTTCGTGTCGAGCGTGCCATTCTAGAGTAGGAGCTTCAACGCCAGCTTGAGTGGCGATCTGATATTGACTTAAGTTAAGACTAATCTCAGATTGATCCTCCATTGTAACTCCATATTCTTTTCCATCGGTCCATGTTAATGGATGAGAAGCAAGATACTCTGCGAAAAGTAGCTTGTTCTTCTCTTGCTTAAGCTCTTTGGCTTCATCTAAACTATAGCGATAAATAAAACTTTGAGTTTCATTATCGAACTTATATAGGTTAGGTGTAACATTGGATGGAATTTCTTCAACCTCAATAACGCGAACTGCGTTAGGAGAGTTAATTGTATCAGCTTGGATTAAGACATAATGAGTATCACAATTAGAGCCAATAACCCCAGTGCCTTCTTCTTCTGAGCAGGCAACGACAATACCATTAGAAGATTGTAGTTTAATGTAACGAAGATTGTCGAGAATATCAACTACAATATTCTCACGATTTAATAATACATACATTACTTTATTTCAACTCCTTTGAATAATGAACGAAAATAATTATCCATATCTTGGATAATATAGAAGCTTGAACCTTTAGCGATATGTGCTCTCCAACCTTGATAAGATTTCTGAATTTCTTCAGTAGGAATTTTATCTTGTTGCCATAGAGCAGCCATTTTACGCAATTTTCTGCGCTAATGCACAATCTTTTTCTTAAAAGGTATCTAGATTACATGATTTGTAGTAGTTAGATAGAAATTCCATTTAAGATACTTAAATGGAGTGCCATGAACCTTATCTTTAGGTGCGATAGGGGTAATGCGCGAGATAGTGGTTTTCTTCTAGTTAAGAGTAAGACCTATATCTTTTAATTTCTTCTCTATCTTAGCTTTACATTCTGCTAAGTATTTGCTATCGTTACATAGAAGATAAGAATCATCCATGTAACGTCCATAATACTTAATATGTAATTCTTCTTTAATGAAATGGTCAACTTCGTTCAAAGCTAGCAATGCAAACAACTGTGATGTCTGACTTCCTAATCCGAGACTTTTAGCTTCACACTCATAATATTGGTGATGCGGCTGGAAAGATTGGATATCCGCAGGTATATATTTTTTGCCTTTAGCAATATAATACTATTTACCAGGAATTGGATGCTTATCTTTTGTTAGCTTAAAAGAAAATGTATCAATTAAGTATGAGCATAATTCATAGATTTGAGGGTCTTTAATAACACGTTTAGCGATTTCTTTAAGAGCCTCATGGTCGATAGAATCAAAGTATTTACGAATATCAATTCGTAAAGCAAAGAAATCATTTCCTAACCCGTATTCTCTATGAGCCATCTATAAATGTTTCTTTGCTCTTGTTAAAGCAAAATCTATGCCTCTATTTTTAAGTGTTGCACAGTTATCATAAATAAATTTAGGAGTTAATTCTGGCAATAAGCTCTATTCACATAAAGCATTTTGTACCAGTCTGTCGTTGATATGACACGCTCTTATATCTCGTGGCTTGCCTCGTTCAATGATTGAGAAACAACTAAACACAAGCTACTTGTATTCACAAGCTCGCAAATCAGCTTCTGTTTGTAAGATTGTTTCAATTCTATTCTCTTCAAAATTGATTGTACTATCTTTCCATCGAACATTTCGACAAACTCGATAAGAGGAATCATATAATGCGTCAAAACTACAAAAACGCTCGAAAGATGTCTACTACTAACTCAACTTCTTTCTCCTTATCATACAGTAATAGCGGGTACTTCGCGAGTTCCGCATCTGTAATCGTATTTATTTATCCGTCGCAGAGACGAAATAGTCAAGTTCTCCTTAGATGAAAAGGCATCTACCTATAATATACTATTTAATAATATGCTCTATTCCTTCTCCTTCTTAGTCCACAAGAGTGAGCCAATGCATCCAGAATAAACCATAATTAGATGGACAATAATATATTCTGGGGTACTATTCTAGGTGTTGCTCGTCTGCGCTGCTTCGCAGCTTGACTTGCAACGTGATAGCTCCATCTAATCCGGCGCGAGGCCATTGCTGTTGTTGTAGTTGTTGTTGTTCGCGTTCCCGTTGTTGTTGACATTGCACACGTTGTTCGAGTTGTTGTAGTTGCGCGAGCGAAAAATACAGAACTTGACATCTTGTAAAATCATTACCGACCTCTTCTATAACTCTTTGGTTTCTAGTAGGAATGCTCGTAGATTAAATAATCTCGATTAACTCTATCCTATAAAGTTTCTTTCATAGCCTTTGTTAAACGAGCAAGATGCTCAAAAGAGCGCCGTTTCTTCTGGTTAGTCTATGCGTATTCGAAGATACAGAGATCGATTTGACGAAAGATACTGTCGCAATAAGCGATAGCCTAATTCCAATATTTCTTTCGTGCAATTAAAGTTTCCTAACTATTCAAGTAGATCTCACTAGCTTGATAGCAGGCGGCATGTATGCCTTTTCCGCATTTGATAATATCTAGCCCGAACGCTTGGAAAGGTTGTCCCTCTCCAAGCAATCCAGGCTTTTTAATTTGTTTTCCAGATTCGTCAAACTCTCTAGGACGAGTTAAGACTAAAATGTAATTTACCAGTTCGCGTGATTTCTAGAGACACTCACGCTTGGATTTATGTCGATCTTTTGTTTTTACAGACAAAATTAACGCCTTCCTTTCTCATTATTTATATGAGAAAACTGGCTAACATTTTAATCTATACTGTCCCACTTTTGAAAGTTTTTAATTACCAATGACGAAAGCCGGCGCGAGGCCAAAGCTGCTGTAGTAGGTGTCGGAGTTCGCGGTCCCGCTGCCGTAGACATAGCACACGCCGGTCGAGTAGCCGTAGTAGCGCGAGCGTTCCCATGGATAACCGTAACTACTCGTGGATGTATCACCTAAATACATGATACGCGTAGCATTACTAGTATAATAACTATACGCAAAATTCTTACCTTGGGTACATTCTGCTTTACTAGTAGAGCTATTAGCAACAGATAATGGAGAATAAGAATCAAGACCAAATTCTCTTTCTGAAAGCAAGAATACTGTTTCATCATTATAAGTTACATCGCCATTACGAGAACTATTAGTAGATGGACAAGTGCCTTTTTTAATAGTCTTAATAGAGGCTTTGCCTGGAAAAGCGTTATAATAATTTTGACATAAACTTCTAGCTGTAGAGCCAATCCAAACTGCGTTACTACCAAAAGTAGTATATTGACTTAAACAGTTTTTAGTCTAAAAAGTTACAGTATTATTAGCATCTTGATCTACACCGATAACTCTAATTAAGTGAGTAGTAGTACCTAAAACTGCGCTAGAAAGTGTGACAGATTTAGTTGTGCCAAGAATAGCACCACCATTACTAGTTTTAATAGAGGCACCAGTATGAGAAGCAAGATAGTTCTTTAAACCAGCAAACCATGCCGCATCAACAGTACCACCATCAGCGCCCCAAGACCAATATTCTGCGCTAACAGTAATAGTCTTACTAGAAGGCGCAGTATGGTTAGTGCCTGCAGCGACGCTAATGGTAATAGTTTTTGCGGAAACCACGGTAGAACCATTACCTTTAATAGTAAGAGTATTGCCATTAAGAGATAAGGTCAAACCAGAAATACTAGTAGGACTATAGCTAATAGCACCATTGCCAGCGCGAGTAATAGTAACAGCTACGCCGGAGCTATAGTTATTACCATTAATGGCTACTGTCGTTGGACTTACACTCAAACTACCTGCCGCCTTGTTGATTGTCCAATTGACATTGATTGCGGTAGTGGTTCCGTCCGTCCAGCGATAGTTACTACCGGGCGTAAAACTAGCTGCATAAGTTCCCGCATTAGTAGCAGATGTAGTACCACCAATAGTCATGTAACTAGTGTTATAGTTATTCCAATAACTGGTGCTATTGATGGATTGCGGATTCCCGTTATAGGTAAGATTACTCTTCCATGTAGGTTTAGCTATAGATTTACGATTGACTGTGACATTAAAAGTCGCAGTTTGAGTAACTCCATTTTCTGTGTAGCTAACTGTAACTACTTGATTTCCAATAGTTGAAAAAGTTTTTGGAGAGCAAGAATAACTAGTTACTGTTTTAGTCTGAGAATCGGAATAACTAGCAGTAACGACCATACCCGTGGTAACTAGAGTGTCTCCATACTCATAGGTTAATTTATTAGGTTTAGTAGTTACAGTAATTGCGGTAAGGCGGTGAGTAACCGTAACTGGTAAAGTCGTAGTACAAGTTTCTCCGCCCTCAGAGTAGGTGATGGTTACGGAAGTAGTACCATCAGTTAAGACGCTAGGGGATACAGAATATCCGCTAACTTCTGCGGTTGCTAGAACCGCTTGCCCAGTACCGTAAGATGCGGTAACGACCATACCGGCGCTATTGAAGCTGTCGCCCGCAAGATAGCTGGTCTTAGTAGGCTTAGTGGTGACTTCGATCTTCATAAGAACGATGCCGCTTCCTCCACCTTTTCCGCCTTGCTCAGCTAAAATACACTTAGGCAAGATTATAACCTCCTTCGTATCTAGCTCTTTTAAAAATGCCAAAAGATTTTCCGAGAAAAAGTACACTTTTTTATGGGAAAAATACTTCCAGAAACTAGATAATAAAAAATTGGGAAAAAGGTATAGAAACCCTTTTCCCTTCAAGTAGGTATCTTACCTTTTCAGATATACATAAAAAACAAGCTAAGAAAATTATTTATGATTGACCAAAGCCCAGTTAAGTGTACTTTTTAGAAGATGAAAGGAGAATTAAAATGAGTTTAAAATGTATTTTACAAGGTCAATAGAGTAGTTCATTTCTAACTTTTACTATTCCTAAAGGTCGAATGCGCGGCGATATAGATGGCGATGGTAAAATTACATAGAATGATGTAGACCAAATAAACAAACACGTAGGTGGTATTATAACATTAACAGGTGCTGATTTATGGTGTGCAGATACTACTGGCGATAATAAAGTTAATGTCACTGACTTCGTTCAACTGAGTAGATACCCTGAGGGAAAAACCACTATGCTTACTTCAACTCCCACATTCGCTGATTATTATAATAATTGGACTTATCACAAAGTTGACGACCTGACGGGATACTGGACGGCAGAAGTTGCAATTAATGGATTAAAAGCAACAAGTGATGCAATAGTAAATATTAGCAATGACGAAGGTATCTTTTATAAGAGTGAATTAAGTGATGGGGCTATTCGCTTCTACGCTACTCGTCCTCCAATTGCAGAAGTTCCTGCTACTATTACTTTTAAACCTGGCACTGGCGTAATAACAACTTCTTATGAATCTGCTAAATTCCATGCTGCTACGCATAGTAAGGATGGAGCAGATCCTATTACCCCTACGGCCATTGGGGCAGTTGGGTATGATGCGGCACAGAATTTGACAGATGCACAGAAAACTCAGGCGAGGGGAAATATCAATGCTGCCCCAGATGGGTTTGGGTTGGGAAATATAGGTAAACTACTTACCCCGGAAGATAATCTTGATGAGGTAAAAACGAACGGATGGTATCGTTGGGAACGTAAGGCACCGCCTCAAGGGACATTGCCCTCCGCAATCGGTCAATCTATGGATGCCACTTTGATCAGAGTTTGGGGCAATGGTGCCGTATGCTATCAAGAATCCATAAATATAACTGACGAAACTGGTCATGGGTGCCTTTGCGCAAGAACGATTTACGCCTCTACAATTTTCCCGTGGGAATGGGTCAACCCGCTCATGGAGTCGGGCATCGAATACCGCACTACGGAGCGGTTCTGGGGAAGACCGGTATATTATAAAATCGTTGATTGTGGGCAGATTGCGGATAATAAACAAGTGGAGCACGGAATTGTGAATATGAGGGATTGCATATCTTTCCAAGGATTGCGTGGTGGTATGCCAATGCCCAGCATTTCCAACAATAATTTGTCGGACCCATGGAGCTACTACGTTGCTGACATTAATCGTACAAAAATCATACTTGCGTGCGGCACAAGCGCGGCAGGAGGCAACTGCCATGTAATACTCAAATACACCAAAACCACAGATTAAGGAGGGCCCCATGAAACTCATCAAATATCAACTTTGCACGGAGATTAACCACGGCACAGAGGATGAGCCTAAAATTGAGCAAGTTTTTTCCGCTGTCACATTAGGGTGGAGTGAGGCCAACGAAAAAATCGCCAAAACTGAAGCCTACAATGGCGAGTACACCATTGAAGAAGAGCTAGATAATCGTCCATTCGAAGAAATCCAAACAGAAAAACTATCTAGTCTCTCAGAAATTTGCAATTAGACCATCGTTGCTGGCATGGACGTAGAAACAACAGAAGGTATAGAACATTTTAGCCTTGAAGAAACAGATCAAATTAACTTAACGACAGCTTTATCTGCAATTGAACAAGGAGCCAAGGGATATCCCTACCATGCAGATAAGAAGTTATGTCGTATGTTTACCGCTGTAGAACTTAAGGCTATTGCCGAAAAGGCCACCGCACATAAACTATACCATACAACTCTTTGTAATCACCTCTTAATTCTAACAAGACGCGCAACTACAACCGCAGAATTAGATAACATTACTTATTCTGCAGATTGCCTTCCTCTTGATCTCGCGGAGAACATGAAGAAGATTCTAGTCGCGGCTGGGATTACTGAATAATTTTACCAAAAAATTTGGCAAAGTTGTTAAATCAACTTTGCCAAATTTTCATTATATAATGAGGTGATAAAGGTGTTATATGGATATGCAAGGGTTTCATCAAGAGATCAAAATCTAGATCGATAGATTATTGCACTAACTGATGCAGGCGTAGATAGAGATAATATCTTCGTCGATAAACAATCAGGTAAGGACTTCAATCGTCCAGCCTACTAGGATTTAGTGAGTACGATTCAGCCAAATGATATGATTATTATTAAGAGTATAGATAGATTAGGCCGTAATTACTCAGAGATTCTAGAACAATGGGGTTTAATTACTAAGACTAAGAAAGTAGATATTAAAGTATTAGATATGCCATTATTAGACACGTCATATTGTAAAGACGTTATGGGCACATTTATCTCTGATCTTGTCTTATAGGTATTATCCTTTTAGGCTGAACAAGAGAGAACCTATATTAAACAACGGTAGGCTGAAGGAATTGCGGCCGCCAAGTCTAATGGCGTCTAGTTTGGTAGACCAAGGAAACCTCTTCCCTCGAATTTCGAGGAACTATATCAGCGTTTCCGCAAGAATGAACCAATTACTAGACTCGCGAAAGAATGTCCAGAAATCTCAGAATCTACATTACGGCTCCGCTTATAGGAAAGATTTGATTTGGACAGAAAAAGATAATCAATCTTCCTTTTGTTTGATATATTATATACAATAAGGAGGAATTATTATGCCAGAAATTGTGATTCAGATTATCCAGGTATGTGTTATTCCTTTGCTCGGTATCTTGACTAAATATCTCGTTGATTACTTGACTGCTAAGCGCAATGAGATTAACTCTAAGACCGATAATGAGACTGCTCAGAAGTACACTAATATGATTTATCAAACTGTTGTTGATTGCGTTATTGCAACCAATCAGACTTATGTAGATAGCTTGAAGAAATCTGGAAGCTTCGATGAAGCAGCTCAGAAGGAAGCATTTAACCGCACAATGAACGCTATTATGACTATTCTAAGTGACGATGCTAAGGAATATATTACCGAGGCCACAGGTGACTTGAATACCTATCTCACTCAGTTAATTGAGGCTGAGGTTAATAAGCGCAAATAATAAGAAAAAGGGAGCCTATTAGGCTCCCTATATTTTTTTTCAAAAAAATTGGCAAAATTTTTGGCAAAAATGTAAAATCGTCCATAGACGATTTTCATATACTAATGAAAGGTCAAAGGAAATATTTTTTTAGGAGGTAAAAATTTTGGCAACTAATTATCCATACTATCCACAGCAACCTATGTATCCAAGACCAGGTATTCAATATGTGGATCAGACCTAGCCGCAAATGGGTATTAAAGGCCGGCCTGTATCTTCTATTGAAGAGGCCCGCGCCATTAGCATTGATTTCGATGGCTCTGTATTTTATTTTCCTGATTTAGCAAATAGACGTATTTATACTAAGCAAATAAACATGGATGGCACAGCCAGTCTTAATGTTTATGAGCTAAAGAATGAGCCAGTCGTCAGCTCTCCTCAGTATGTTACTAGAGAAGAGTTTGAGACTACATTAGCGCAATTAAAACAAGCTATGTTAGGAAAGGAGCCAGAATCTCAGCCCACACCGGCATAGCCGCAGTAGACTGAGAAATTTAAGTTTTAAGGAGACATGAATTATGAATCAAATGCAACTTATCCAAATGCTTAGGAGTGGACAGAATCCTTAGCAACTCGCTATGAATCTGCTAGAAAGCTAGATGGGTGAGACCCCAATGGGTCAAAACCTCTTAAATCTAGCCAAGAATGGTCGATCCGCAGATATTGAGCAAATTGCTCGTAACTTAGCTAAACAATAGGGAATAGATTTCGACAAAGAATTTGCCGCCTTTAAAGAGATGCTTGGCCTTTAATCATCTTATTAAAGGAGGAACATTTTTATGTTCAATAATTCTAATGGCTATAGTCTAGCTGATATTGCGGCTGCTACTGGTGGTAACAACCGCAATGATGGTATGTGGGACAACGGTGCGTGGTGGATTATTATCCTCTTCCTCTTCTGTTTTAACGGTGGTATGTGGGGTAATGGTTTCGGTCGCGGCATGGGCGCTGGATCTCCTGCCTATCAAGGAACTACCACTCGTGAAGAAATCGCTTATGGTTTTGATATGAATGGTTTACAAAATAGTATTCGTGGCGTACAGCAAGGTCTTTGCGATGGTTTCTACGCAATGAATACTGGAATGTTAAATAATTTTGCAGGTGTTAATAATGCAGTATGCTCTCTCGGCTATCAGACTGCTCAACTTGCTAACGGTTTAACTTCTGATATTGTAGCTAATCGTTTTGCTGCACAACAGGGTGTATGCCAGGTTGAAAATGCTATCAATCAGGCTCGTTATGATAATACTATTGGTCAGAATAGTATTGCTCGTGAGATTTCTGATTGCTGCTGCGAGAATGGTCGCGCTATGGAACGTGGTTTTGCTGATATTAACTATAATATGGCAACTAATACTTGCGCTATCCAGACCTCTATGGCAAATCACACCCGTGACATTATCGACAGTCAGAATGCTGGCACTCGTGCTATCCTTGATTATCTCTGCCAGGAGAAAATCTCTGATCTCCAGAGTGAAAACCAGGCTCTCCGACTTGCTGCATCTCAGCAAGCTCAGAACAATTATCTGGTCAGCCAGCTCGGCACTAAGGCACCCGTTCCCGCTTATGTGGTTGCAAACCCATACTGCAACTGCGGGACCGCAGCTTATGGTTGCGGCTTAACTGCCTAAATTAACCTATAAGGGGAGAGTAATCTCCCCTTATATTAAAAACAAGGAGGATTTGTATTATGGAAATTACCGCTAATGCTGTGCAAACAGTCGCGGCTAATCAAGATGTTTTATTCACAAATGTTGCTATCGCAGGCAACTCTTCTACCGTTCATCGTAGCGGTAGTGGTCAAGTAACTTTAAGAGGTTTGACTAATTGCCAGTGTCGTGCGCGTTTTCGCGTGTCCTTTGGAGGTAATATTGCGGTTCCCGCAGATGGTACTGCTGGACCAATTTCATTAGCTATTGCTATTGATGGTGAACCTATCAATACCACTACCATGATTTATACGCCAACCGCAGTTAGCACTTATGGCAATATTTTTGGCGCTATTTTTATTGATATCCCACGTGGATGCTGTGGAAAAATAAGCGTAAGAAATATTTCTGCTATTCCAGTAAGCGTTCAAAACGCTAATCTAATTGTTGAAAGGGTGGCTTAATTTATGGAACGACTAAATCATATGGAAGAAGTCTTGATGGGCTGTGTTCAGGCACAGTTAAGTCATCTTGATACAGTAGATACTGAAGAATTAGGTCAGGCTATTGATATGATTAAAGACCTTGAGCAGGCTAAATATTACTGCTCTATTGTCAAGGCAATGGAAGAAGCCGAAGAGGACGAAACTAAAGAAAAGAGCCATCATCACCATAGAGATATGGATAAAGTATATGGAAGAATGTATTATGAAGGTCCAGATGGCCGTTATCCATGGAAAAAGCGCGATCGCGATGAAGATTGGGAGAGCTATCCTTATTATCCTGAACGTGGACGCGAGATTGATATTCGCGATTCTCGCGAAGGCCGCAGTCCAGTAACTCGTCGTATGTATATGGAATCTAAACAACTCCATAAAGATAAGACAGAAAAGGTTAAGGAATTAGAAAAATATATGCAGGAACTCTCTGAGGACATCGTAGAAATGATTGATGGAGCTTCTCCAGAAGAGCGTCAAGTTCTAGAGAAGAAAATGACTAGCCTGACCAATAAGATCGCGCAGTTAAACCTCAATGCTTAATATTAACGGGGTAAGTTGGAGGATATTGCTAGTACCTCCAACTTCCTCTACTCTTGCTAGAAGCGATGGGTCATTAGCTTCTGGTGTTTGTGATAATGATACTAAATGTATCTATATCACTGAGAATCTTAATTCTTCTTTAATGAAGAGAGTGTTATGTCACGAAATAACTCATGCTGCTATGTTCAGCTATGAAACTGATTTAACCGTTGAACAAGAGGAGTTATTAGCGGATCTAATAGCTACTTATGGATAGGAAATAATTTCTAAAACCAATGATATATTTCAACGATTAAAAGCAAATAAAGGGGACTTGTCAAGTTAAAGACAAGTCCCCTTTATTTTTTGTTATTCGGGTTTAATTGGTAATTCCAATGCTAATTCATAATATTCTTTAGCTTGACCATTTCCGCCTAATCCAGAATATATTCGATAAAACTCACTTAATTGGTCATATTGTTCTTGTGTCATATAACCCTATTTAATATAAGCTTTACAAAGCTAAACCAAACGGAATTTATAAGACGAAATAATTAGCTACATATGACTTTTCTCAATATCTTTAGTTTCCATGATATATTTTCGGAGTTCTTCGATTTCTTTCTGAATCGGTTCAATACGAGAATCTATAGTTTTTTCTAGCTCAGTGTCTTTATTTTCTTCAAGTAATTTTTTGTAATTCTTTAACTAGCTATGTAAGTATTTACAAAAAGCTAAGGCTCCCGCTGATACTAAGCCGAAAAAAATTTCAACTAAATGTTCAGCAATAAAAGTAAACATAAAATCCTCCTTCCTTAAACCTCTCAAGAAATTTAAGAGTTAAGGAAGGAGGATTATTTTATTTAGACCGCATCCTTACCAAGCGCATTTATTCTTCTTGATATGATGTGTCCCGATACATACAGCATCCGCGATATCCTAGATAACATGGATACCATAATTCTATTCTACATATAGTTGAGCATTCTTTTTCTATTCTGCTCTTGTTCGACCCTTAATGCCTAAAGTAGATTTCCAAGATGCGGCGAGGACTGTTGAATGAGGAATCTGGATTTCTTGTAGTAACTCTGATACAACTCCATAAACCTCTGCCAAGACTTTAAAGGTCTAAACATTATTAGCCACATTGTTCTATTGCTAAATATCTTCAAAGATTACTTCGTCGATATTATAATCTGCAACTAAAGTCTAAATACCCTATCGCAACTAAACTAGTCTAATATCAGTATTTGGATCATCTAAAGAAATCTTGCCGTAGGACTTCAATTCACCATCTTCAAAGATAGCCCACCCAGTAACCTTTGAGGCTTGGTCGAGGGCTAACAAGCGACTCATTACTTACTTGTAGAACCGAATCCGCCTACGCGCTCGCCCGTCGCAGCATCATCATCGGTTACTCCATAAGTATGAATAATTCCTTGCCCGATCTTATCTCCACGCTTAAGCTGAATAGCAAAAGGAGAAAGATTGATAATCTGGAAGAAGATTTCACCCTCATTATCAGGGTTATCGCAATAATCGGCGTCAATGATACCGATACTATTACCAATAATCAACCAATGCTTAAGAGGGGTAGAACTGCGGGCACTCAGTTCGAGGTACTGACCAGGCTCAAGATGACATTTCATACCGGTAGATACAAGAGGAATTTTAGCTTTTAGTTCTTTGGTAAGAGCCGCCATTTCATCAAGAGAAAGTGGGTCAATGAAACCATAGAAGTCTTCATGGCGTTCTTTCTCAAATAAATCATCCTGAATCTTGGTTCTTAGAAAATCATAGGGAGGAATCACAATATCCTCTGCAACTACAAAATCATAACCTGCGGAATTGGCTGTTGCACGAGTCGGCAGAGGTAGATCAACATCCGCAAAACGGGAAACTTTTTCAAAATAACAGCTCATTACTCTTCCTCCATACTGATAGGCATAACCCCTTCAGGGTCTTTCTCATTGTCGATAGTAATAGTAGCAGTCACAAGCTGATACTCTTCAATGATCTCGCCTTTTGCCTTAATATATTTAGTAGCGTACTTAAAAGAAGTCAGCTCGCCAATACAGTTCTTGTCAAGCCACTTCCGCAGACGAAGAGCATCTTCGACAGTAGGCACGCGATACACATTCGTTGTTTTCAAAGTATACATCATTAAATACCTTCCACTTCAATTTTTTGCTTTGTGTAATTACTTGTAATTAACTGTTGTCTAATTTCTTCTACTACATGGGATGGAGCATCAATCTTTACAGAAAAGATATTAGTTGCATCCGCAAGTAAACCAATATTCTTCGCAAACTCAGAGATATTGGAGTCGATTACTGTCTGCTACTGAGAGTCATCTCGGCAGATATAAACACGGGATTCCGCAGAAAATGGATCGTAATGAACTACTAATACATCGTTCATACTTCAATCACCCCTTGTGTATAATCAAACATGGCATACATGGAGCAAGTTTTATCTTGCTGAATCCAGAATTCAACCATGTCATTTTGCACTTCGATACCTTTTAAGACGCCCAATGTTTTAGCAACATCAATCATTTCAAAAGCCATCTTCTTTATATCATGCTCTTGATTATAGGTATATACAGTGTAGTATCTACCATCTACATTTAACATCATGTAGTATTTAGAGTCATGCTCAGTTAGAAACTGTTCAAGCTTTTCAGTTGCCCTGCGGATTTCAGCCTTCGGCATCTTAGGAAGCTTGTTATAAGCAATCTAGTTCATTTCATATAATGTCATAGCAATTCTCCTTTTCTTTTATTATAATATCATAAAACTTTAGTTCTGTCAATTAGAATGGCTCCTAAAGAGTTGCCAATAAGTGCCACTATAAAGAAAGGAAACATTTCATAACAGAAAGAACCAGAAGCTATAAAATAACATAGGTCTGCGATACAGTGTTCACCGCCAAAGAGGACAAAACCTGCAACACATAATGGAACCATATATGGAGCAGAATTGCGGAAGCAAGAGACAGCAGTATACATAAATATACCACATACTATTGCTTTTATCATTACTAATCCAAGGGGAAGAGCTAGTTTGGTAGCGACCAGAGGAATGGCCGCAGGGTGCGGGAAGAACAAGAGTAAACATACTCCAATTAGGTTACCAACGAGAATTGTGGTAATATTTTGCATATCTGCGGGATTCAGATGTATAAACCCTATTGCGCCAGTATATAACTTAAAGTTCATATTAAGAATGGTTAGAAGTCCTATAGAAAAGAGAAAGGCTCCTACTATTCCGCCGACTTGAAGATAAATATAACTAGCTATGGCAATCATCATGCCACCAAAAATGGAATTAATTAGCATCATGTAAGTTAATAATGCGCTGATTGCGGCTACCGCGCATAGGTAAGGTAATATCTCGCTCAGCTTGAATATAGGGGCCATCAATCAAGACATCCGCAGTCTTAAGGATTTCCCGCATATTGGTATCAGAAGAATGAAGAAGTTCTTCATATTTATTACC